CCAGGGCCTCCGCAGCCGCTGCCGCTGCCTGGGCGGCCTTAATCGCCTCTTGCTCTGCCGCCTTGCTGGCTTTAGAGGCGGCTATGGATTTGGCGGCCTTAACTGCCCCTTCTTTAGCGTCCTTTGGCCACGCTGCCCATTCTTCAGGGGTGACTGGTACCTGGTCATTAACCAGCTTGTACAGGGATTCGTCGATAGCTTTGGCTACCTGTACTGTCTTTAGGTTTGGTATGGCATCCAACTGCTCCTTCAAGCTGCCCGCCTTTAGAGGTAGGTAGTCAGCAGGCAGCAGACTATCCAGGTCCACACCATGGGCCACCAGCACCTTCTCGTACTCAGGCACGTCTAGCACGTTCTTGCCCGTCAGGTTAAACGGCCCCAGGTTGTACTGGGCCTGCAAGGCATCTTTAGACTTCTGGATATCCTTGGCCGCCTTAGCCGCCTTTTTGGCCTTGTCTAGGACCGCCTTTTGCTCCACCAGGTTCGTAGCCTGGAACAACTCCACCGGGTCCACCAGGTTGAAGTTTGCAGCTATGTCTTCATCTACCCCCGTCGCCCCCTTGATCACCTTGGCGATACCGCTGTCCTTCATTACCAGCTTGCCGTCGCCTACGTCCAAATAATCCTCGGGTAACAGCCCATACTTCTTCCCGTAGTGGGTTACTGCCATGCCCTGCTTTGTCTTGTAGCTGTGGGCCGCCTTCTCTGCTGCCACCTTGGCCGTCTTGGCTGCCAAGGCTGCCGCCAGGGCTTTGGCCGCCGTGTCCTTAACCTGCTTTTCGGCTGCGAACTCTTGGATGTACTTTTGCCCGTCAGCCAACGCCCCACCCACCATCTCGGGCACGCCTGGTATCCACGCGCACCTGCAACGGGGGTGGAAGGGGATTAGGCCCCGGGCCTCCTTGGTGCTGTAGGTCTTGCCCGCCTGGGCCTTGCACTTTGGGCATACTTTGCTGTCCCCAGCCGTCAGCCACTCCACCGCCAGGGTAACCGTATCCACGCCCAGGGTATCCATGGCGTCCAGTTGCCCTTCTGCATAGGCGTACTGGAGCTCGTTTTGGGCAAAAAGGGTCGCCCGGCTTTTGCTGAAGCCCACCCCGGTCTGCATTGCTTTGGCGACCGTCCGCACGTCATCGCCCCGGGCCATACCGGTGGCCAGGATCTGGTGCAGGTTGGACTCCATGGCCTGGGTAATGTTTTGGAGGTAGGTGTACTCCCGGCTGTAAATGGTCGCCAGGCTTTTAACCGAGGTGGGTCCGTTGAAGGCTTCCGCCAGCCAACTGTTACCGCCCCACGGGTCCTCCGGTAGCACGCCCTTCACCGCTGCATGGGTATCCGTCAAGGCCTTTTTGTAGACAGGCCGCACGTACTGCTCCCACCAGGGCACCTGTGCCCCGTGTGGTCCGGTCTCGGCCTCCAGCACACCGCTGGCGAGCTGGGCCTGTAGCCAGGTTTGGAACGCCGCTAGCTTGGCCGGGTCACTAGGCAGGGCATTGGCCACGAACGTGCGGCCCAGGCTGCCCTGGTGCATTACCCAGGCCCCTACGGCCTTGGCCAGGTGGGCCATCCGCTTTTCCATGGCCGCCACGAACACCTGCTTCTCCCGCCACAGCCCTGCCGGGTCTAACCGCCTGGCAAGGGCAAGGGGGCTAAGCTTAGGCGTCTTCTTCTTCGTCTTCTTCTTCGTCTCCGTCTTCCCCTGGGTCGCCTTTGCCTGGTTTGCCACCATTGCCCGCACCAGGTGGGCCTCCAGAGCCTCCGCCACCGTCCTGCCCGTCCCCGTCCCCATTGCTACCATCGCCTGGTCCCCCTAGGTGTTCATTCACTTTGTTGAAGAAGCCGTCAGCCCCGCCTAATTCGTCCAGTGCAGCTTCCAATATCGCTGCCGCCTCTGGTTTGCTGAAGCCCATAAACTTGATCAGGTACTCCAACGGCGGTACCAGGATTTTCGCGTTGCCGCTTACATAGGTGCTGAGGGCATTGGTACGCTTAACCAGCACATCCGCTTTTTCGTCCTCGCTCTGCGTGTACAGGTCCGGCCACTTGCACCGTGGGAGGCGTAGCGTTTTGTCTGGTGTGAAAGGGCAGTCGGCATGCGCCACAGGTGGCAACACGCCCACGCGCATCAGCCGCTCAGCCAATGGCATGAGCATAACGGGCTGGGCATGGTCAACCCGCCTTTTGCCCACGCTGTCTAGCCACTTCTTTGTATCCTGACCGCTGGCTAACTGCCCAGCTTCCGCCCCCATAAGTATCCGCATGGGGATATCATAGGCAATAGCCAGGAGCCGGAGGTTGCCGTCCAGGTGGGCTGTTGGGTCGCTGACCTGGCCCGCCAATACTTTGGCTTCCAACCCGGTCAAAGCTAAGTACCTTTGCAGGCCCTCCTGGAAGGCACCCAATTCCGCCTTCAATTCCTTCACTTCCTCCGGTAGCAAAGCCACCGGGGTGGCACTGTTTTGCTGCACCGCCAAGCCGGGGAAGCCACCCTTCCAAAACATCTCGCCGCTGCCGCCCATCACCTTGCGGATGTCCATAATGCGGTTAAGGCCCCGTTCCATACGGGGCATGCCGAACACTTCGCTGGTTAAGAGGTTGTCGGCCACGTGGACCATGCGAGTCCAGTGGACCATTAAATTAGTCATCCGCACCTCAGGCTGCCCGCCTGCGCTGTAGCCGTCATAAGATTCGATGTTCAAGTTGTACTTTAGGGGCTCCCCGAACCTGTTACTGTTGGGGTTACTGTCCAGGTGGACCGGTGCACCGCTCTCCGCCACTACCCGCACGTATGCCAGCTCGGTTAGCTGGGGCGGTGTAACCCACTTGCCTGGCGTGGTATCCGTGCCATCCTGCCAGCCAGGTGCTGCCAGGTCCGTGCCCCCGGGCAAGCCTAGGAAAAGCCCACCATAACGTCCAATGCCGCTCACCACGTCAACCCGGTACAACTTGTTCATTAGGTTATGGGCTGCAACCAGGCTGGCCCAGGCCCCCTCCCATGGTGTCTGTGTGTCCTCGTCCTCGTCCTCGTACATATCGGGGGCTTCTTCCCATGTGGCCTTAGGCCACATCTCCACAATACGGGCTGCAATGTCGCCCCGCCTGAACAGCTTCATATAGTCGGTGGGACCGGGGGCAACGGGGTACCTGCACTCCGTATCGATATCCCGGGTACCGTTTTGGCCCTCCCCAAATATGCCTGTGCCCATTAGGCTGGACCGACTTAGCAAATAGTTCAGTACCATTTGGGCAGGTGGTGACAGTCCAGCCCCTGGGTTTTGCATTACGTTTTTCCCTGTGTTTGTAGCAACCATTACCTACCCCCTAGCCTGGAAACAAAAAAGCCCGAGCACTTGCCCGGGCTTAGTATAGCACGTACCTACCTGCCGTACAGGCTTAGTGTCGGCCACGCCCTACAACGGTTACACCCGCTGGCGTGTGCTTCACACGTGCAAACAATAGCACGCGCACAGGTGCCCGCATGGCGTTATAGCTGTGGCCCGGGCTGCCTGCATAGGCGAACGCTGCCTGTACCCGTGGGAACAGGTGCCGCTGGCTAAAGAAGGCATTCTCTGCCCGTCCGTTGGTGTCGCCGTGGCCGATGCCTGTGGCTGCCATGCGGTCTACCGCTTGACGTGGTGTTTCCGCCTGTGCCATGGTGCAGACCACAAGGCCGAGCAAAAGGGCTGCGAGGCACAATGTCCAATTTTTCATTTCCCAAACTCCTAAAGGGTCAAAACAAACGCCCGGGCACACTACCCAGGCCTAACTGCTTACTGCTTACTTCGTTCCTGCCAGTCGGCTTCTAGGGCCTTTTTGGCTTTTTGCAGGCTGGGCCACCGGTCGCCTATGCGTTCGCCTGCATTCGTAAACGCCGTCCAGCACACGCTACCATAGCCTGTATGTGGCGACCTGTCTACCACCAGGGTCTGCACCCGCCCGTATACCCGGTGCGCCCAGGCACCCTGTCCCGTCTTAAACCACATGCTGTAAATCCTTAGGTGAAAAAAAAAAGCCCGGGGTACCGGGCTTGGTTTGGCCTAGCTGGCCACTGCTGTGCACTTGCCGATACCACGCTTGCCCCACTTGCAACGGTTTACGCACATGGCCAGCACCAGGGCACGGCCAGCCTTTGTTGTGGGGCAGGTGTCGGGCAAGGCACAGTCAAACACGTTGCTAAGGGCCTGGGGCATGCGGGCATGGTTACTGCACAGGTAGTATAGCTTGCCCTGCTTTGGGCTGTCACCCTTTTCTTCCCAAACAATTAGTTCGCTTTTGTTGCCGCATGCGTCAACAATGTGCAGGCGGCCCAGTAGCTTGGCCTTGGCGATGCGGCTGTTGTGGCTGTTAATTTGTCCGGCCATTGCTGCCATGTTTAGTAGGTTCATCTTCAGGTTCCTTTGTAGTTGTGTCTGCGTTACCCTTACACTATACGGCTAGATAGAACCTTCTGCAACAGGCAATCTTCTAAATTCCGAAGATATTTTTTAGGCGTCCTGACCGGTGGGGATTGTAGTTAGGCTTTGGCGGTGCACCACGCTACCCTTGATCGGTACCAGCCTAGGCACCTTACGGCCTGGCCCCGTCCAACGCCTGGCAAAGTGTGGCCGCCTTAGGTGTGGCGTGCTGTCCAGTCGTGCGCCCAACGTCCAGCCAATGCCCTTTAGCCTGGCTGCACGGTCTAACGCTGCTTGGGTGACCGGCTTGCCCCGGTCCCTGGCCAACAGGTCACGCTCCAGCAGCCCCGTGGCATCATCCGCCAGCAGCCCGAAGCAGGCCAACAGCTTAAGCTCTATAACCCGATCATCGTCGAAGTCAGGCACCCCATAGGTTACCCCGTCCGCTTTGCTATTGCAGGCCACATCCGCATCAGAGCTTAGCACGTCCGCAATATTCCCATCCATAACCGTGGGGGCCTGCTGCGCATCCGCCAATAACCGGGCCAGGCTGGTGCCCCCGTCTGTGTCTACAAAACAAAGGCTGTCACGGTATTCCGTCTTGCCTTCCGGTCCTTTGTACGCAGTGTGCACCGTCACCAACTGCTTATCAGGGTAACCGGCCCAGCTCTGGTAGGTCAGGATGGCTGTCTCCAGCCCCCCACACCCTGCCACGCCCTTGGGTAGCCGCAACGCTATGGCTGTGCACCTGACTATATCCTCTATACCCGCTTCCGTCTCCTCCAGCACCCGCACCCCAGGCACTACCACAGGCAGGATGGGCGTATCCGTTGGCACCTTGGCCACGATGTCCAAGATGCAAGGGTAAACAAGGTAGTAAGGGCAGCCGCAGGTGTGCCATATGTACTCCGCCCGCGACCTGCTTTCAGCCCCCGTGTTCTTCCGCTGTACTGCGTCCCGGATTGCCCTATCGTAAAAGGTCCCTGCGTCCACATCAGGCGGCAGGCGAAAACGGTGGCACAGGGCAAGCTTGGCCCTCTTATCCCTAAACATTGAATAGACTTCAAAGTGTTCCATGTTGGTCCCTTAAATGGTGTCTACCTGCTTTATCGGTAAAGGGTCACCCATTTGCTGTAGGAATGTTGCCACGTCCGCCCAGTTGTAGATAAAATGGGTGGCCTTAGTATGGGGGTTTGGCGGGTGGTCGCTGATGCGGATGTAGTAAAACTGGAAGCCCCTGTATTGCTCGCCGTCCACGCCCTGCACCAGGTTCGTTGGCTGCTTGCACTTCAGGTAACAGCTTATACTGCGATGCCCCGGCACGCTTATAACCTGCCAGCCCTGCTTACGGAGCCGCCTACGAAGGAAGTTCGCTTGCCGCCTTGCAATAGTCCTGGGGTTGTCGCCCATGCTAGCTCCCCTACAACGCACCTACCCGGGCCGTGCCCACCAGGCCCATGTACGCCAGGCTACTACCGTCCACCTGGTCACTATATTCCCCATCGGGAAAGAACGCCAATTCATCTGCATAAGGGAACAGCCAGGCCGCACCAATAGGCACGAAAACATTCCCCCCGTTAACCTGGCTGGCGAAGGTGTCGGCCCGCAGCTCCTTGCTGCCCGTAGGACGGATGGCCCGCACCCGGTAGCCCGCCAAGTCCCGCAGGGACATTAAGGCATCGAACTTGCCCGAGCTGCCCCCCTCCTCTTCCATAAGCACCCGCACGTTAATGCCGTCCGCCACCGTAGTAGCCCGCATCCGCTTGTTCCGCTCGTCAGGCCCCCACTGGCCCCGCCTAACGTCCAGCACCCAAATGCTTCCATTCTTGTGCATGCCCATCTTCACCCCGCACGTGTACTTGCCCCCGCCGTCCGTAATGGCTTTGTCCCACGCCCGCACGATCTGCACGAACTCGCTGTCCGGTGGGACCTGCTTGGCGTTCAGCAAGAGCTTGGCACTGTCGAACATGCCCCCGCCGTCCGGTATGGGGTCCTGCATGACCTGGCCAGCGTAGCCGTAAACGCCCAGCTCTAGCTTCATGTTGCCCAGTACCTCTTCGCTCAGCCTGTCCGGGTCCAGCAGACCGTTAACGTACCGCTGGCGTAGCTCTCGCGGGCGCACCATGCGGCCCAGTCGCCCAGGCAGGCTGTAGTGCTTAACAGGCGTGCCCCTGGTTAGGAATACATCCGTTGGGTCCAGGCGGTGGATACGCTGCATGGTTAGGAAGGTTATGGACCTCTTTTTATCCGTCTTGCGCTGGCTTATGGTCTCCGCCGTCCAGATACGGGCCGTCTTTAGCTCTGCCTTACTGCGTCCGCCTATGGGGTCTAGTGGATCGTCGATGCTGATAATGTCCCCGTGCATACCCATAACGCTGCCGCCCACGGTGCAGGCATACCGGCCCCCGCCCAGTGTGTTGCCCCAGTGGGACATTCGGTTCTTATCGTCCAGCAGCTCAATCTCGGGCCATAACTTCTGATACAGTGGTGACTCCACCACCTGCCGGGCCGCCGTGCTAAGCTCGAAACTTAAGGGCTGGCTGAAGCTGGCCCCAATGAACCGCAGCCGTGGGTTCACCGTCCACGCCCAGGGCACGCTGTGAATGCTGAACACGGTAGACTTCGTGGTACCCGGGCAGATGTTGGTTACCACATCGTACTCACGGGGCAGGCCTGCATGGTGCCGCCTGACCTGCCTTTCGAACTCCCCGGCTAGTAGGGGTATGTGCCAGTTCCACTTAAAATCGTGGCCGAAAGTTGTCTTGGTAAACACCCTGAGGAAATTAAAGTAACTGCTGGAACAGTAATTGCGCAGGCTGGCGTAGTAGTCGACACTTGGGGCAGCGTTCATAGTTGAGGCCCTTGGGGCTGCACGCCAATTGCGGCCAGTACCCACTCTACACCCCGCCAAAACCCCAGCAGGTCTAGGACCGGGTTTACCCAGCAGGTCATAGGGCAATAAGCACGCCTGGAGAGATGCTTGGGGTCAACCCGTATGCCGTCTGCATAGTGGTGCCTGTCGTGGTGCTGCCGGGGGATGAATAACCCCGTCCACTGCATAAACCGGATGGCCTTGCCCAGCTTGGCCCGGGGCTCATGCGCCCACCTGTGCACCAGGTTGGCCACGCTGGTAAAGGTCACGCCCAGCCACAGCCACACGGGCACACCCAGCAACCACAGCACCAGGCCTAAGGGCCACGCGAAGTAGGCCGCAGACCGCATATTATCCCACCAGCCCACCAGGGTGATGGCGGTAGGGTACCTGTGGTGGTGCAGGTTGCCCTGTGCCATAGACTGGAAGAGTTCTAGGGTGGTATTTTCACCCATGTACCGGTCCTCCACGAAGTGGAATACCCCGGTTATAAAGTCGGCTAGCAACCAAGCCGCCAACACGTGAAATAAAATCATGCTAGGTCTCCTGGGGCACAGCATACCACAGGCGGCCTGGCGTTGCCACTGCTTAAAACCCGGCCCGCTTTAGGGCCTTGTTACGCTTGCGGTTACTTAGGTGCTTTTGTGCTGCGGCCTGGGCTGCCTGTGCTTGCCTGGCGTCTAGGCGGGCTGCTGCTAGTGCCTTACGGGCATTACTAGCCTCCGCCCGTCGCTCTAGCCTGTTACGGGGTTTAGGGGTGCCCTCTTTCTCTGTCCCCATGGGTATGCCCCCAACTGTAAAATCCGAAAACCCCCGGGCTTTGTCCCATGCCCGGGCTGCACCCCCATAAGCCTTGGCGAACGCCGGGTCGTACAGCACCACCTTCCGCTGGATGTTGCACTCCTGCCACGTGGGGCAATGCCGGGCCACCATCTCCAGCAACTCCGCATCGGTCCTGTCCGGTTGCTCCTCAAAGTCGGCCCACTTGCTGGTACCGTCCTCGTCGGTGTAGTACACCCTGAACGCTAGTCTACCACTTTCCATCATTCCGCCCTTATAAAAAAACGTGACCGGGTGGTGACTATGCACCAAACATTCCAAAGCACCCTTGCGGCTAGTGGCACCCGGTCACTGGTCTACATCGCCCCCAGGGTTTTGGTTCGAGTTCTTGTTTAGGTACTGCCTATCGAACTCTGCTGTGTCAAATGCCGCTCGTTCACGGCGGTAATCCTCGGCCCACGCGCCCTTGTCACCCATGGCCTCCATACCGGCCCAGTGCCGTGCTTTTTGGGTTTCCCGCAGCCCTGCCTTGAACCTATCAACCACATTGGCCCACCCCGTCAGGCCAGGCGGTGGCAGCGTCACCACACGCACCCACAGGCCCTGCTCCAGGGCAGTCTGCACCATGTTGGCTGTACCCTTGCTCTGCCCGTCCCAAAGGGCCAACAGGGCATCGGCCACGGTCGCCATCTGCGCATTCCGTACCATGCCTGCCCCCTTGCCCGTGGTCCAGTCCGCTGGGCAGGCCAGCACAGGCCGCCCTGTCGCCCCGGCCCATTGCCTACCTGCCAGGTCCGGCCCTGTCGCCATGCCACACACCACGCCGCCGTATTTGTACGGGGGTAGCACGTAGGTGATGATGCTGAGGGCCACGTCCTGCGGAATGCTACGGCTGCCTGCAATTACAATCTTCATAGTCCCGGCCTTTCGTCAGTGTCTACAAACTCTACCCAGCCCATGCGCTGGGCTACTTGGCCCACGGCGAAGTGGTCCTTATGCTTGGCCCAAAACCCCGCGCAGCAGGCTGGCTGGGTGTCGGTGTGGTGGCAGGTCCGGTGGCCCGTAAAGCCCCCTCGCCCGTCCGCAATCTGCCCTTCTAGCTTGCCTATGTCTAACGGGCTGTCAGGCCTGTAGATGCAAGTCGCGCACATTGTACGCTGAACCCTGAAGCCCATGTTAGCACCCCCTCGGCAACACAGTGCTAACCACCACCTGCGGGTATCGCCAGGCTATGACTTTGCCCGAGGGGTACTTGCAGGCTAACAGCCTTTTGGCCTCAGCCTCCCACGTAACGCCCAGCCAGGTCTCGGTCACTACCTTGTCGCCCAGGTCTACCTGGAATTCAAACTCTTGTTCGTTCATGGGCTAGGCCCCCAAAGTCGCTTAACCACCCGCACTGCATCCGCTACGGCCTGTGCCGGTGTCGGCCCCACGCCACCACATAGACGCCCCCCACCGTCCACCCACTGCAAATCGCACCGCCAGTGAAGATGCTCATGCCGGTCCCCCCGGTAGCGAATTGCCGTGCGGGCATCCATCAGGGCATACAAAAACCAGCCAAGGGGTATCGGGTCAAACAAACCTTCAGGGGATTCCACCAGCAAAGCCACCGGGGCGGCTATAGGCCTCTCCGGCAGTTCGGGTGGGGGCGTGGCCCCGCCCGGCACCCACTTATCCTCGATGCTGAGGATCTCTGCATCCGCAAAGTCCTGCACCCCGTGCCGCCGTTGTGCCCACGCAGCCGCCACGGCGGTTAGGCTAGCACCCTCGACGGTAAACGCCTTGCACTTCAAAATCCAAGTCATTTCTAATCTTTCTTATCCCAAAGCCAGGCAATTAATCCTACCCAATACACGCAGCCCGTAAAAATGCCCACCAGGAGGTTAAAGACCACCCAGTAAGCTGTGGCCCGGTCCTTACCGGGTAGCATGCCATCCAGGTACCATGCCAGGCCACCAACGCACGCATCCACCCCCAGCACCAGGCCCACTGCCAGGGCCTTGTATTTGTACTTACCCATAATTTAATTCCCTCCCTATCGCGAACCACCACCACAGCACGGCAGCCAACAGCCCTAGGCCAGCCGCAACCGCCATTACAAGGAACAGGCAGCCCCAAATGCTGCCCGGACTACTTAGTCCATCGTATTCCCATTCGTCATCCAAAGATCTTCGCATTATTCCCCTCCTGCCCCCTGTTCGTGCCACCAGTATTCCACATGCCCCTGGGGCTGGTCCCGCAAATCAATTACCATGCCCCTGTGTGGTGGCTGCTGTATGTTCGTGTAATCCGTAACCAGTCGCTGCACCCACGGACCACACAGAAGGCAATCGAAATGCCTGTCCACCTCCACTGCCCCATCCGCCCTTGGCTGCCTGCTCCTTACCTCATCAGCCACCGCCACACAACACGGCCACCTACACCTACACCCGCTAGCCGCCTGGCTGGCTGCCTTCCAAGCCGTACCTAATCTATTAGTTTCCATCTTCTAGGCCCCATTATAATACAACGCCTGCCCGCACCTACCGCATGCGACCAACAGCCATACCGTAGCCCCTGCGTCCCCGTCAGGCTTTACCATTTTAGCTGTCACCTTAACGCTACCACACTTACACCTAACTGGCTGCCAGCCGTCCTTATCTTTCCTGGTGTTTTTCGCGTTAACCGTCAACATCTGCCAGTCCCCCCTGCTGCAACCGCTGCACCCACTGGGCCAGGTCCTTTACCCGTACCTCAACCACTTTATAGTGGAAACCCCCGGGTAAAGCTTCCAGTACGGGCTGCACCCTGTCCGGGTCTGGTGGTAGGCCTACCCTTACAGGTGCCCACTGGCCACCCTTTTCGTACCGGTGTACTTCCACGGTTACTGTCTCTTCATTTTCCATCTTTTTCCCCTGTGGGGTTGTACCCCTGTGTTAGTCCTGCGTTTTCTACCTTACGGCGGTTTCTTTTACGGGCTCCCCATACCCAAAAATCGCATCGCTTCTGCCACGGCCTCCAGCTTCACCCACTCTGTGCCCCCATCTGGCTCCTGCGCAACGCCCCAGGCCGTATACCTGACCTTGAACAGATCATTAAGGTCAGGGGCCTCCGTCACCCGCTTGCTGGTGCTATGTCCCTGTCCTGTCCTGCACCCTGCTGGGCCTACGTCATCCCATTTAACCCACCCACCATAGCGGTGCAATACCATGCCGTGGGTGCCCCTGTCGTAACGGGCCAATAGCTCCGCCTGCTCCATTGTCAGCACCGCCTGTACATCTAACCACCTAACCCAGTGCCCTTCTCTGTCCGCCAGTATCTGAGCATCCGAAGCCGTTAACTGGTGGATGTTGTACCGGGTTAGGCCCCCAGGGGTTAGGCCGCAGGGCGTGCCCGGGCCTTGTGTCCCGTCCGCATTGGGCCGCCTGTCAAAGCCCTTAGGGCAGCCTGTCGGTGTAGGTCCTAGGGCACACTGCGACTGCACCGGGTCCAGTGCCCCTGCCTGTGGCTGCTGGCTGTTAGGCCCTAGGCCTAGCCGCTTGCGGATACTTGCTGCGCACAACTCCATATCCTCGATACGGTGCTTCAGGGTCTGCTTGTTAACGTCGCCCAGCCCCTCTGTGCGGCTGTACTCCATAACCTCGCTGAGCACCTGGTCTAGTGCCCCGATAGTCTGGTTGAACGCTACCTGGCTTTCAACCACCTGGCTCTCATGAATAACCCCCGCCTGCCAAGCTACGCACCACCGCATCCATTGTTGCTGTACCCATGTCTGCCTATACTGCCACCCGCCTGTATTGCCCACCCTGCCACTAAATACATCCTCCGTAAGCAGGGGAATACCCACGCCCCTTAGGTATTCTTCGAACTTGGCCCTTTGTGGTGGTAAGTCCTTTTCGTTCATACTATATTCCTTTTTGTTGTGCTGTGCCTTCTCTCCCTTGTGTATCCAGGCCCGTCCGCGCTTACGGTGTCCAGGTCCAATAAATCCCGATCATCCCACGCCCACGCCCGTGCCCATACTGACCATACGCGAAGGAGTACGCCCATATACCACGGCGGGGCCGTGCCATAGGCTGCTGCCGTCTTGAAGTTGTCGTAATCGATATCGCCCGCCATCCATTGAAGCATGTGCTCCAGGCCCTGCTGCGTCAGGTAAAACCTATAAGCATAATCGTGCCCTGGGGTATGTTCTACTCGGCTGGCATACTGTCTAGGGCCTTTGCACAGTGCCCCTGGTGCCATGGCATAGGCTGCCCGCACCGCCCCCAGGCTGGCCTTGTCACGCCCGCGCACCTGGTACACGTACTCCTTGAACTTCCGTGGCTTAGCTGCCAGCACGTGGGCCGGGATGCGCACGATGCTAACCGGTCCCCTAACTGTAAAAATCCACATAATCTATCCCCCTTTTGCTTGTTTTGCTTGTTTTGCTTGTTTTGCTTGTTTTGCTTGTTTTGCTACGCATGGGACCACCCCATCCACACTGTACACCAGCCGCATGCCCACCACGCTGCCGTCCTCCCGCAGCACGTGCCCGGCCTCTGCCACTGCTGCGTCCGCTGCCGCACAGGCCAGCTCCCACGTAGTAGGTTCGCACAATGCCCAGTGCTGTTGGTTTTCCCAATCGAACAAATTCGCTGTATACAACTCTTGCGCTTCCATGGTCCTGCCCCTTAGTCGTTAGCCACTTGGATAAAAAGCCCCGTACCGTTTTGGTACTGCATCACCATGCCGTCAAACTCCTCGGGCCACCCGGTGAAGTAAAAGTACTCCACCTTACCCGTGCGGGTGCTGTGCAGCTCCACCCAGGCTGCATGGTACCCAGGTGCCCAGCCGATGCTGCTGGCTTCCGCATGGAAGGTTTGGCTGGCTTTGTCATAGGTGAACTCCCCCGTGCTGTGCTGGGCTGTGTTGGCTGGTGCCACCGGCCTGGTTTTGGTGTTCGGCGTGGTCATAATTATTCGCCCTTTCCACACAAAACTGCAAAGGCTGTGGCCTGCCGGGTCACGTCACGCATCTCTCGTAACTTTACCAGGCCCTCGTCATCCGCAAACTGTGCCAACTTGGCAGCATCGTAGCCAAACTCCGCTACCATTTCCGCTACCCGCTCATCCCGTTGGTCGTACCACGTCACACGGTGTTCCAGGGCACTGCGAAGGCCCTCTAGTGCCCGTACCATGCGTTGCTTGCAGGCTGCATTGTCAACCACACCCAGGCCAGCCCCTTTGTACAGTGTGCGTACTGCGTCAACCGGCATACGGGTTAGTCTGCTGTGGGCGGGTAAGGCAGCCAGGCGGGCTTCTACTTCTTGTCGGTCAGTCATCTTCAGGTTCCTTTTTGTTTTGTGTCCGGCAGTTGTGTCTGCCATGCACGTAACTATATCGGGTAATGGAACCTTTTGCAATAGGCGATCTTCTACTTCCGCAAATTATTCTGAAGGTATTTTTTAGGTGGGCCGCAAGGCCGGTGCAGCGTCTACTGAGGCACCGGCCCTTTCGCCGTGGCCCTGGCTAGCGGCCCACCTATTTTTTCCGCTCTAACCACCTCGCCAGTTCAATGATGTTCGCGGGGCCATCGGCCTGCCGTATGACTTGCGACGGCATCCCAATCGCCGCTGCTCCCTCGATGTCCCCAAACGTCGGATTAGCCGTCACCATGAGCGTTTCCGCTGGCTTGACATTCATTTCCTTCTGTACCGTCCGGTATGCGTCCACATGCGGTTTGTAGACGCGATGCGCTGCGAGGTCGATAATATTGTCCCAAAATAGCCCGCCACGCCTCGAGACGAGCCCCAACAAATCCGCTGCACCATTGCTCAGTGTAACGCACTTGTAGCCCGCTGCCTGCAACAATTGGACACCTTCCGCTGAGTCTGTGTGCAAAGGCAACGCCAGCCACGATGGCGGGAACTTATACGGCGTGAAATCGTTCTGGCGAACGTGTCGCACGTAATCACCAATCTCATCGCGGCTAATGCCTGCCATATCGAACACGGTCCCAAAACAATCAAACGCTATAACTTTCAACATAGTTCCACTCCCAACTCCCAACCTAGTTAATCACCATCTATACGCCGTTGCCCACGGGCCGACCGCAGGTAGGCCTGCAACTCTACACAGGCATCCCCATACCACGCCAGGCGGTCTATGGGTGCCTCGCCGTAAGTCAATTCCGCAAATTCACCGAAGCCCACCTTACGCCCCTCGAACGCCTTGGCCTGCTGGTCAGTCATCACTAGCAGGGCGTCCGGTGCTGTGCCTAATTGCTTGTCTGCCCACTCCCTGGCTGCCTTGGCAAAGCCATCCAACCAAAAAGGGCAATCACTGGTAGCAGCAACCTCCGCAAACCAGGCACGGCCTGCCAGCCGCTGCTTTACTTTTTCGTCCAGGGTGAACTGTGCTGTAATTTCCTTGCCCATGGTTACCCCAGCAACTGGTTAGGGAAGGCCTGGTACACTGCTGCACCTGCCCGGGCCAGGTTGGCTGGGCTGTAGGCGGTAGGTAGTTGAAATATCCCATACAATTGACAAGCCAGGGCTTCCGCGCCATGGTCTATTTCGCCGTAGCTTTCCACCTGCATAAACTCCGCCACCTCCAAGAAGAAGCACTGGGCCATTTCGCCCAACGTCATGGCCATAGGGGCTTGGCCTGCTACAGTCAACATTCCCGCTGCCACCAGGAGGCCAAACAGGGGGCTCTCTTCGTCTTTTTCGCCACCCTCCCCGTACACAAACAGGGCCTCACTGGGCACGGTGCTGATGAAGATATGGCGGGGGTAAGTCGGCACGGCCTGGGCCAGCCAATGGCAAGCCCGCACGTACAGGTCCAGCAGACTAGCGTGGTACTCCCCACTAACTTCCGTGCGTATTGTCGCGAACGTGTTGCTGTGTAGTACCCGCCCCGGCACCCATTGCAGTGCTTCCATCTTTAACCCCTAACATGATAAAATCGGCCACCGTAGGGCATACCCTACACAAAACTTCTAGGCATGCTTTCCACTCCCCAGCAGCCCGTGCCACCTCCAGCCGCTTCGTTACACCCCGCCCCACTGTCGACGCCACAAAATGGGCACGCATAGCTAGGGGCAAGGCCTGCCAGGCCTGCCAGGCTTCGAGATCCGCCTCCTGCACAGGGTCCGGCTGTTCTGGTTCTTTTTTGTTACGCATGTTCACTTTATAACGTTCCCCTCAATTACGCCGTCATTACTTACGCCCTGGGCCTTTAGCATGGCCGCCACTACCTGGTCCATTACGTCCGGGGGCAGGTCCAATGTGGTCAGGTCTAGGGCTGCATGGGTGTGGGTGTGCGACACATTGCCAACCACTTCGACCACTTCCCCGTAACCTCTATCGCGGTTCTGCACCTTGTTCACCCACATAATGGCCGCTGCATTATTGGCGTTCACTAGGCCTAGGAGCTTGTCTTCCAGAAAGTTCTTACGGTGCCAGTCGATCTGTTCCATAAGCTCCATGAACCCGGGGTCCTTACGCCACCTATCAAAAACACGTTTACCCACCCCGCACATGCGCAGGGCTGTGTTAATGCTGAACGTGGTGCCGCTTAATGCGTAGAGGAACAGGGATTGTTTTTCCTTATCTGATTTGTCCTTTAGCAGCAGCCTCACGTGCACCGGGTCCTGCTCCCAAACCGCCTCGATATCTGCCCATACTGTCTGCAACTCCTGGGGCAGGTGGGCAAACATAAACTCCTCACGGTACATGGCCGGGGCACGGGCTGCGGCCCACCCGGCCTCCATGGCCCTGCGTAGGACCGGCTTTTTATCCAGCCAGGTTTGCCACACTTTGGCCCCCACACGAAGGCTGCTCTGTATGTCGGCAGCAGGCAGCCCAGCCAGGGCTGCGGCATACGCTAAAAAGATAAAATCATCCACCCACACTTGCCCCCGGCCTGTGGGCTTGGGGGTCGCTAGTGGGTCCGGCTTATGGTAACTCATTACGCTCCCAACAATTGCAAAGCATCGCCAAAGGCTGCACTGGTGCGCTGTGCCTGTAAGCCAAAAAGGTTTCCCTCAATACGTCGCTCCACCCGGGCTGTATCATCCTTGCCACGGGCTTTGCTGTCGTGCTGCACCAGGCCGCTGTAGGCGTTAAACGCACCCCACAGGCTGCCACCGGTCAGCTCTTTTTCGTCATCCCAACGCTTACGGAAGCTTAAATAGGCATCAGCACCCCGTCCAACGCTACGGTCATCCTTGGGGTCAATGGCCCCAAAGTCCAACTCGTAACGGCGGAAAAAGTAGGCTTGGCGTTCGGCATCCGTCATAGTGACGGCTGCCATCTTATCGCATAGCTCCCGTGTCTTCTCCCCTGCATGGTCCCAGGCTGCCAGTGCTGCCTTGGCCGTCTCCAGCCGGTCGTGGATGCTACCGGTATGGCGGTAGCACAGGGCTGACTGCCCTAGCACGCCCGTATCTGTCGCAGGCACTACCATGTTCAACGTGTTGCGACACACTACCCTCACCGTGGTGGGCGTTAGGCGTAGGCTGCCCTTGCCATCGTGGCTATTGCTGGCCAGCAGGTACTGCTTCACCTCGTCCTTGCCACCAATGTTAAATGCACCGCCGTGCAGCAGGAACCAAACACGTTTACCGCCTTGCAACGTGCCGCAGCTTTCCACTGTAACCTGCTTGCCAGCTTCTGCAAGGTCATAGCAAAACTGGGCCAACACATCGTTATCCACTGGCGTGTATTGTTCCGAAACTGTGCCTAGGTAGGCGTCTTCGTGGCTGGGGTCCAGGTCGCTGCGAAAATTGGCCATCTTATCAGGCACCTGGAACCGCTTGCCACCGGCCCAAATCCACACGGGATGCTGGTCTACTACCCAATCCGCACCACAGGCTGCCAAGGCTTCTTGGGGTGTCTTCAGGTCCTCCACCACCATGCCCAGGCCGTGCCATGCTGGTTGTCGGTAAAGCATTACGCCGTCAGTCGCTTTGATGTCGTGTCCCATTTTCTAGTCTCCGGTTTAGGTTTACTTTGTGGCCTGCATTGGCCTGCTAACTCTATATCGTAAACCGCCCAGCAAAACGTGGCACAAAATTAAAAAAATCTTCAAAGTATTCCCGCCGTAGCCGTTGGGGCCGTAATTACTTGGGTTTCCTTAGGCGTCCAGCCGCTAAGTATGTGGGGTGCCCCAAGCTTAAGGCTGCCCGCCGTGTAGACGCAGTGGGTTTCATTGTATTCCTCTTCCCGTAGCACCACCCAGTTATGGCGGTATATCCCCAGGTCCTTTTCGAACAGGGTCTGGTTAATACCCACCATACCCGTGGCATGGGCTAGTTTCCGCTTATCCTCTGCAAAGTTCTGGCGGGTCAACAGGTAGGCCGTGCCCCCTGCTGCGTCCGCTTGGGTCGCTGTCACCAGGCAACAGTGGTACCGTTGCGACATACCCCGGAGCTGCTCCCATATTGCGTTGTGCACGGACCTATCGCCCGGCCTGTACCCAGGGGGTGCCGCCAGCACGTCTGCATAATCGATGAGCAGCACGTCAGGCACCCACCCGCCCATAATCCATCCATCCACCACGCTGCCTACGTCCGCTGGCGTCATGGTGCCAGCCGGTGCCACGTGCAGCTTCAGCCGCTCCCGCTTCCCACTGTCCCTTATTTGGCACCAGCTCCGCCAGGCGTCCGCCTTATTATCCCTTACCCCGTGGGCAAAGGTCCGCTCCGCTACGCTAACCCCTGGCACCCATACTGCACCCTCTTTGACGAACTCCAACTGCTTGGGCACCTTAACAACGCCGCCCCACCACGGGGTCCGGGTCATGCGGCAGAGCAGCCGCTTGTAGAATTGGTTTTGGGACATATCGCCCACGCAGAAGAACCCCACACGGCAGCCGCCCGCCATAGCCGCCACGGCGGTATCCATGAGCCACCAGGTCTTGCCCCGCTTCTCCGGTGCCAGTAGTCCTATGAAGCTATCCCTCGCCAACTGGCCTGCATAGAACTGGCCCAGGGCACCCCTGTGCTGGATAAGGGCCTCCGCAGCATCTGCGAACACAGCATCAAACGCCGCTTCATCTTCGAACACGCTTACGCCTTGGGTGGCCGTAATTACCGGTTGACGCCACTCCGTCACCGCAGCCACACCCGTCTGCGGGTCATTACCTGCCAGGGCGGCCTCTATGCTGGCCGCCAAACGCTTAAGGGCCGCCCGTGCAAACAGGGATTCGGCTACGTCCAGGGCATAGGCAGTAGCCACCGGTGCGTACATGCCCGATAACCACGTTAAAAAGGCCGCCACCGCATTGGCCAGCGTTACATCGGCTGTTGCTGCCCACTCTTGGAAATGGCCCTGTATGGCCGCCTGCGGGGCTGTGCCATACTTTTTATGGTGCTCCACGCACCAGTTGCCGATGATGTTAGCATAGGCACCGCTGAACAACCCCTGGCCGGTCCACCGTGGGGCCACGTGGGCCAGCAGGCCCACGTCCATCACCATAGCCCCTAGGGTGGCCCTGTCATCGTCAGGGTTATACGTTTTTACTTGCATCCTGAAGCATTCTTGAGAGTATGAACCAGGGGGTAGATTCCCCGCAAACCCTTAAGGCCAGCAACCGCATGGAGTGCTCATGGTTCCTGTGGCTGGGTGCCCAGGGCTCCACTGTCATATCGTGCCAGCTATGTGCAAACGCCCCCGGAGGTTGCAGGCGATCCACTATAGCCGCCTGCAAGACAGCTACCAGGCCCCTAGCCTGCACAGTGGGCACCAAAGCAGACCACCGCGCGTAGGCCTGCATCGTGCCTTCTATGGCTTGGGGCGGGGGCGTGTACTTGCACAGGCCTACCAGCCGCAGTGCTTCCATGCTGGGCACGACGCAGGCCGCCAGGGCCGCCACCATGCCCCGCCAGTTGAATAGCAGGTCCCTGGGGTTTGCCAGGGGTGGCAGGGGGTGGCCCGCTGTCTTGGCGGTGGCATAGGACCGCAACACGTCCAACACGGCAGGCTGGCCGTATTTGTCATATAGCTCCCGCCTGGCCGCCCAGTCGGCCTTATGCCATTTGTGGGCCGTGCATACCTGCCAGGGTGCTTCTTCTTCCCCTGTCTTTACGGTCCGCTTTTGCATATCGATTAGCGTCATAGGTCCAACCCTGCGAAGTCTCGCAGCTCCCGTACTTGTACCGGGGTGGCACTGCCCGGATCCTCGGCATCCGGTACCACCCGCACTGTCTCACCTGGCCAAATGGCCAACATATCACACAATACATCGGCCCGGGCCTGGGCTTCTGGTGTGGGGTCGAAACATACCACACGGCGGTGGAATTGGGTTAACATGGCCACCTGTTGGGGTGTGTAGTGTGTGCCAAATGTGCATACCGCACCCGGTCCAGTTCGCCACACATCCAACGGCCCCTCATGCACCACCACCACACCACTCCGGCAGTAGTCGACCCCGTATAGAAGCTGTTTATGGGGCAAGGCCTCTTCGTGAAGGGCCGCACTAATGTACTTCTTCTTTTCAGCCGGGCCGATGGTCCTGGTAGTCCAGCTTACGGGCTTGCCCTGGTAGTAGATGGGGATGAACACACGCCAGGGGAGCAGGGTGTGCAGGCTTATGCCGCCAGCACCCCATAGGGCTGCCATGGCGTCAGGGTCAAAACCCCGGCCCCGTAGGTAGGCCACGTGGGCAGGGCCTAAGGGGCCAACGCCCTTGGGCGGTGTGTAAACACCCCCAGGCACCACATCAAACGCTAAGGCCTTGGCCTTGCTGCCGTGCTGTAGCTGTCGCAGCAGGTGGGGCTGGACGTAACCCCGGAGCACGTCCCAAAACACCAGGCGACCACACCGCCAGCAGTTAGCCACGGGCATCCGCAGGCTTAGGCCGCAATGGAACCGCATGCTACCCGGTCCGCACTTGGGGCAGTCGACCTGCACCCAGCCCGCGCGCCCGTGCCTGTGTGTAGCGTCCCGCCACTCTACGCCCTCCTTAGCCAGGAGTTCCGTTAGTTGCATTTTGGTACCCCGGCAAAGAATTGGCCATGGCAGCCGTTAAATTCCGTATTGTGGCCGCAGTGGCCGCTGGCTTTGTGTGCCCGTCAGGCACGGCACTCTCCCACATCCGCACCGCTGAAAGCAACAGGGCAGCTATAGCCACATCCAACCCGATCTCAGCACCCCTAGGTAGGCTAGACAGCAAATAGACCCCCAGCCGCTCGACCTGCTCCGGTGGGCTTAGCTTGGCATACTCCGCCTGGTCCAGGCTGGCCACCAGGCCACGGAACCCAGGCAGGGCACCTAGGGGGATGTGTAGGGCAACTAGGCCCCCTGTGCCTATGCTGCCGCCGTCCTCCCCGTCTACGCCGTCCCACTCCCAGCCTGCACAGGGCACGGCAATGGTGTGGCACGGGCTGCGTGGGCCGGGGCTTAATATAGTAACTTCTATCATGTTAGCGTAGTCCTTTGGACTAGGTGTTCAGCGTGTACTACTGCCTGGGCTAGCACGTTTTCAAACAGGTTTACCTCAGATTTACCTGCAAACCCGTCCAGGCTTTTGTCTTGTATCTCCTGTTTACTTCGCAAGGCCGAGGCAATTCGTTCTTCAATGGTACCCATGGCCACCAGGTAGTACGCCCAGCAGGGCCGGGTTTGGCCTATGCGGTGCACCCTGTCTTCGCCTTGGGTGTGCCTATAGGGTGCCCACCACAGCTCCGCATGCACCGTATGGCACGCCGCCGTCATATTCAGCCCCACGCCTGCTGCCAGTAGGTTACCCACCAGCACCCTGCAACCCTCATCCCGCTGGAATTTATCCACCAGGGCCTGCCTGGCCTTGGGCGGGGTCGCCCCGTTTATGCCTACCGGGGCGTGGTGCAGCCGTCGCATGTAGACCTCCCAGGCTGGCTGGTTGACGGTAAACAGCACCAGCTTTTCCTTGTGGTTTTCTTCTAGCCACTGGTTAACCCAGGCCACGGCTGCCCTTAACTTAAGACGGCTCGCTAGTCGCACCAGCTCACCCACCCTGTACAGATCCTCCCTGCCCTTGGCTTTTGTGGTTTGCCCCCCTCTTCCATACTGCTTCAACCACTTCATCAGGTCCCGGCTGGCCGCCGTGTAGATGTCCTGATCCATGAGCGGCAGGGGGATGGTGAGCCTCGTTTTGGCGGGGAAGTCCTGCAAAACTTCCGCCTTCATACGCCGTATCATGCAATGGGTTTTCAGGCTGCGGAACAGCTCATCCAGATTGGTTGCCCCCTTGGCCTCCCAGCCCCGGGGCGTCATTACGGGCTTACAGTACCGCTGCATATACTGGAACTGGTTACCCCAAATATCAGGCCGCAACATGGACAGAACCGGCCACATATCAATGGGCCGGTTCGTCATCGGGGTGCCACTTAGGGCGATAAGGCTATGGCAGCCCTTTACCACGTCCCGCACTGCGTGGGTGCGGTCGCTTACCGCGCTGGTTAGGTTGTGGCATTCGTCGAGGATAAAGTGCTTAACACCCTGCGCCCGCAGCCAGTCGACCCACTGCGGGAGGATGGTGTAGTTGATAATGTAAGCCGGGCTGGTGCCACCCAGCACTGCATCGCTCGGGGGCTTTTGCCCGTTTAGGATGGTAGCCCGCTTGCCCAGCCACATGGCCACCTCGCGTTCCCAGTTAGTTTTCGTGCTGGCCTCGCATACAACGCAAAAAGGCAGGGCTCCCGCCCTGCCTAAATAAACTAGGGCCTGTGCTGTCTTGCCCAGGCCCATTTCGTCGGCTACCAGTGCCCGGCCACCAAAGCCGGTTATAAGCTTAACACCCTCTTCCTGAAACGGTTTGAGCTGTACCACTATTTCGAATCTCCGTAAAGGCCGCTGTAACCCGGTCGCTAGTCCAGCCCAGCCGCACAAAATGTTCTCGGTATACGCTTAGGTGGTTGCGTGGTGTACCGCCTTTGGCCACTATAACCCGCTGCATATCTGGCGGGGTTTGCAGTGCCAGTGCAGCCACTTCTACGGCATCCGGGCTAAGGCCTTCCGTAATGTCGCCCACTGGGTCCACAGGTGCTGCAACGCCAACCACATCATCCAATGCCACCAGGCCGCCCGTAGGCTTGCGGCACTGTGCATAGCTAGCCCGCAAACCATCCAGCAGGCTGTACCAAACCCAGTAACGTAACCAAGTCTCGAAGGGCTTTGCTACCTTCACCGGGTCGTATGTTGGGGCCTGTGCCACAAATATTAAATCGGCTTGGGCTCGCAGTTCTTCAAATTCGCCGCCGTACTTGCGGACAAAACCGCCTACAGTTTTATCCAAAACTTCTTTTACATCTTCGTAAACTATGGCCATGGCGTTGGGGTTCATTTTCGGGTTCCTTTGTGGGGTGTTTGTGTGTGGGCTTGTGTCCCAGGTGCAGTAAATATACGCCAGGCCAACACGCTTACAACCCCTATTCGGCCACCCGTGGTAAAAAATTAAGAAGTTTTTTCTTAACCGCCAATTTCGACCACAGCACCCACCGCCAACTCCGGCACGTGGGTTACTAGAATGATTTGGAAGTCCAGCTCTTCGGCTAAAGTCGCCAGCAATGCACCGGCTGCTGCCCTGTGCCCTTGACTTAAAAACTTAAAGGGCTCATCCAGCACCAACAGCCGCCTGGGCTGCGGCACGGTAAGCAGGATAGCGGCCACGCGCAGGGCAAAGGCTGCCACGTCGACCACGCCGCCACCTGTCGCCTGCAACGGGTCCAGCACCTCCCCAGCATTGTTCTCGAACTCCAGTACCACCTCCGTCCTACCACGGGCCGCTGCTGCGGTCGCCCGGAGCTTGTAGGCCCCCGGCCCGAACACTGCCGCCAGGCAATGGTTTACCGTTATGACCATCCCGCCCACTGCGTCCTGCTGGCAAGCCGCTGCCACTGCCTGCACCAACTCCCGGGCCGACTCCACAACGCCCACCCGGTCCACTGCACCCGTAAAGCCGCCACGGGCACTGCCCACACCGGCCTGGGCCGTAGCGTATGCCAGGCGTGCCCTGCTGACCGCTTCCCGGTACTGCTGTAGGTTCTCCATCACTTCACCAGGTCCCCGTATTCCCGCACCCAGGACGCATAGGCATCCGCCAGTTTTTGCTCGTCGGCCCTCACCTGGGCCTCCAGCTCTGCCAGCCTGGCCTCCGCTTGGGCTTTGGTAGTAATCCCCAGCTCCCGCAGGGCGTCCCTTGCCGCCTGGGCTGCACCTGCTGCCCTGTCTGCCTTGGTCCTAGCGGCTTTTAATTTATCTATATCAATGTTCATAGTTTCGGGTCCCCGTCCCATTCCCCATAAAAAGCGTTCACCCGGTCAGTACCTAACCGCATAACCACCAAAATATCCAACGAATCAAAACGCATAATCGCCGCCGTAGCATTACCGCTAAAAAGCCCCTCCTGTAAATACCGCAGCAGGCGGACCCGTGCGGCCACGTCCGGCGAGAACTCACAATTAACGGCCACATCTAGCAAGTCGAATACCAGGGGTTCTTCAGATGCCTGGTTTTTCATGGCTGCAATGCTCCTTCACTTCGGTAAGCACCTGGGCCACAGGCGGGGTAGCTGTCGCTGCCGCTTGCTGTAGCCTTTCCGTAAAAGGCACCGCACTGAGGGCGGCTGCCCTGCATGCCGCAACGTAGGCCGCATATGTCGCTTCACTTTTAGGGGCTTCAACCGCTTCAACCCAGGCCTCGGGCAGACCGCAGGGCACCCTGTCAACGGTACCATTCGACCACAGCACCCCTACGCCACCCGCTGGGTACTGGGCTTCGGTCCGGGTCCGCCTAACCCAGGCCCCATGGTTGAAGTGGTACGTCCCACCCGGCTCCTGGTAACCCCAGGGGTGATGGTTGTCACCGTACAGGCTAACCGTGTACCGTCGCTGCTCCACCGTATTACCCAGGTAGCAGCCCACAGGTGCCCCTGTGTACGCTTGCTGCGGTGTGTGGGCTGTGTAGACGTGCGCAACCAGTAGGCTGCGGCCCAGCGGTGCTGGGGGCACTTTACAGCCCCATGGCGCAGGCACCACGCACCAGCCTGGCACTACGTCCAGCCGCACTTGGTCCAGGTCATGCAAAACACCTGCCCGCACCAGTGTGCCATAGCCGCCCCGCATGCGGTCTGCATACCGGTGCCCTGGTAGGTCGTGCTGGCCGGGTATAGCCCACATCTTTGGAAGGTTGTCGATAGCCCAGTTCACCACTTCCACAGGGGGCGACCAATGATCGAACACGTCCCCCGCGCAGATGATGGGGCATTTGTCGTAGGACGCCTGCACGTCTCGCAGGGCCTGGGCCATGGGCGTTAGCACCTGGCCCATCCAATCCGTCTCAGCCCTGCCTACGGGCGTGCGTGCCTGTAGGTGTAAATCGCTCACAAGTATTGCCACAGGTTTCACACTCATAGGGGCCTCCCGCAGGCGGCACACACGGCAGGGCCTACCGCTTTTTCTAGGTCTACCAGCTCCTGCTTGGCCTGGGTCGCTGCCTTGGCCTTGTCTGCTGCGTACCCTACGGCATCCCGCAAGGTTACCCAGGCCCTCACGTTCACCCGGTGTTCTTCCCAGCCCCGCAATATCTCCCCCGCCACGGTCGCTGCTGTGTCCAGCCGGACCTGGCGGAGTACCGTGTCGAGGTCTGCCTTGGCCTTGGCCAGCCTATCACGTACTGCCACTGTCGCATTGTGCTGGATGGTAAGGCCTGACGCCGTGTCTGCCGCCTGGGCCGCAGCCCTGTACTGGCTTACGGCTGCCTCTACGTCTGCCACCTTGGCCCGTGTCGTGGTCCAAACCTGTTGGGCTTGGTCACGGCGGGCCAACAGGGCCTCCACCTCATCCCACGCCGCCCCGCAGGCGGGCCACCACTGCATGGCCACCAGCTTGGCCTTGGATTCGGCCAACAGGGTTTCCCAGGCACCAACCTGGGCCACTGCTTCAGATTCGAGCCTACGCACATAGGTTAGGCCTTGGCCCACTTGCACCAGGTCCACCGCTGCATTAACTGCCCTGCCGACCTCTGCCGGGCTGGCGTTAAGCCAGAACGGGCCGTCATGCTGGCCCTGGAAGCTTAGCTCCGATATATTCAATATTTGCTGAATGGTAGTGGGTATGTCCAGCCGTATGGCCTTCCACTTTTGCACCTCCCCGGCCACAGGCTGCCAGGTGTACCAGTTGCCCTCCTTATCCCGGCCCCTGGTAATGGTGCCGCCGTCCACCTCCAGCATTGCTGCCATGTGCTTGGCCCCGTGCCGCATGCACGGACCGGGGGCCACGTTTAGGGCCGCCCACCGTAGCGCACGCAGGGCCGCACTTTTACCCGCATCCGTTGGCCCTACCAGGCTTGTCACCCGTGCCAGGGGCACTGCCAGCTCCGTATGGTTCTGGAAGTTCGTTAGGACTAACATCTTCAGCATCGTTTGCCCACCTTTGTAAACACTTGGCCTCTAGGACCATCAACTCCACCGCACCCCACGCCTTCAGTTTTATCTGTATTTGCTCTTTTGTCAGCTCTACGTACTGGTCCATTTCCACAAAAACCACTTCGCCGGTTGCCCTACGCATACGTAGCACTTTGTAGGGGAAAACCTTAGGTCTCTCTGATTTTGATGCCATACAACGCCTGCATTAACTTTCGTTTGATTATGTACACCCCGGTGCGGATACCCTTAACGTCCTCCACCACTATATCGCCGTCCTCCCAGTATTCAAAATCAGCGTAATAGGTGCAGACCAGCACCCCCTGCACACGGAAAGGGTAGGGGGTCTGCCTAGCTAGGTGCCTGATTTTGCCTGCCTTTTGCAGTAGCAGTAAAACCTCGTAACGGGCCGCCTCTTTTTTACTGGGGAACAGTATGTCGCCCACGCGCGTGGGTATGTTTCTATACTTGCTACGCTTAGCCGGGGTGGCCGCTTTGGTCGCCTTAAACAGTGCCGCTAAACCCGAAACCTTGCCGGGTTTGGATGCCTGCCGCTTTGCCATTTGTCTTCGCCCCTATAGCCCGCAGCAAAGGGTTCCAGTCGACCGGTGCCACTTGCTGGTGCAGCACCACTGGCGTGCAACCCTTGGCCGGTAGTCGCGTTAAGTTGATATTACGGTTGTATATTTCGATATTCTGCAAGAACTGGGCGTACTTAGTGCTTGTTGACGGCACCTCACCACGCACCCACCTGGCTGCCCACGTCTCCCCTATGCCGTCTAGGCCCACAATGTCATCCGTTGCACACCCGGCCCAGGCTTTTACGTCTGCCCACAGGAAGGGTTCCATACGGTGCAGCTCCGTGAATTGCCTGTAGGACATATAGCCAACTTTGGCCGCATTGTTCGTACTTCGCCAGGCCACGCCGGGCCGTATGCACTGCCAGAGATCCTGGTCCGCACTTAGCACCACTGCCCCGTCCTCTGTAGGCACTGCCTGCACCGCACTGGCTATCAGGTCATCTGCCTCGAACCCGTCCGCCCATAGTATGTTACGCATGCCCGTGCTGGGGAGCAAGCTTACCCGCAGGGCCTGCAATTGCTGGGTGAGGTCTGCCCTGGCTTGCTGTTCCACAGGCGTGGCCTTTTCCCTCTTTGCCTTACGGCTTTGTTTGTACTGTGGCCATAGGTGGGACCTCATAGCGTGGCCCCCATCAAATACGGCCACGATGTTCTGTGTGTCGTACTGGTCCGCCAGACCCTGCAACGCTATGGCCACACCGTACACCACGCCAGTGGCTACGCCCTGATTCTGTAAGTTACCCATAACGGCCAGGGACCTGTAGGCCATGCCGCTCACGTCGACGATAGCCCAATAATCAGCCATCCTGCTGCTCCGGTGGGGGTGGGGGCACGGCTGCCATTAGGCCTTGTCGACCTGCGGAGCGTTGGGCGTCCATGTAGAGCCGGTACGTGTTTACGTCAACGCCCAAAAAGGCTGCCGCATTTTCTATTGAATTGCTGAAGTTCTTGAGGTGCAGCTTAACTGCATAGGCCTCGCCGTGGGTCAACGTGGCCCCGGGCCTGGCCAGCCCTGGGGGCGGCTTGCGGTAGCCTGTCGCCAGGCCCCACACCAGGCGGAACGCTGCATTTTCGCTGGCCTTGTGCTCCTTGGCGATAAAGGCCTGCACCCGCATCCATTCCACGTGAGTTCTGGCTGCCCGTAGGCGTTGGCAGATGTCCAACAGTTCGGCATCCGTGTAGGCGTGTTCTTTGTTACTCATATCGACTCTTCCGGTTAATACGGCACCTAGATTCCACCTCGTCCCACACCTCCTGCACCACTGCCCTCACGTCCCCTTCCAGGTCTAGGGCCTCCAGCTTAGCGACCACTTTTTCTAGGTTGCCTTTTATGGGTTCCTTAGTGGTAGGGTCCAGGAATTCTGTAATTATTGCACCCCCATCCATTTTCCACCGGCCCTCTGTCAGCAGGTAGGCTATGCACCCGCCCAAATCATCCACGCCCACGCTTGGGTATAGGGGAACCTGGATGGTCCGTTGCAAACCGTTTACACGGTTCTTCTTTACCGCAGCCTTAACCGTTATACCCACAGGCCGGTCTATGGCGTTGACCTGTTTTTTTATGGTCCCTGCGTTGCTGGTCCATATCGTAAGGTGCGCGTAAAAGTCCAGGGCGTGGCCCCCGCTGTGCTGCTTCTTGGGTTCGAACAACCCGGCATCCACGTTGTCCCTAGTTTGGCTTATGACCACCAACAGGCTGCCTGTATCCCGTAGCTTATCCATCAGGTCCCGCAGGCCGTCTGAGTTGGCCCGGGCTTTGTCCATGCCGTAGGTGCCCTTGGCCTTTTTGCCCCCTCGTATCTCTACATCCATTTCAACCTGTTTTTTAGCCCCTGCACGGGTGCCCAGGCAGTCCATACTGTCGAGGATGTACAGGCAGGGGGTTGCGTCCATTTCGGACCTGGCCGAGTAGTAAAACTCCTCCACCGTCTTGCTGTTACCCCTTGCGGGCGACCGCATGCGGGCCGCAGCCCGTTTGCCGAAAAGGCGGGGTATATCCATTAGTGCCCCGTTCTCCGCATTGTCGAAGATTAGGTTGTAACCGTCGAAGTACGGGTTGCGGGCGGCCTCCGCGAACAACTGCATAACGAGCATGGTTTTGCCTGATGCACTGTCGCCCACGAAGTAAATGTACTGCCCCGCAGCCGTGGCCCAGTCAGTAAAGCCGCTGCACGCCAAGTTCAGTAGCGTGCAGCCTGTGCTGATGCGGGCCTTTGGATCGGTCCACTGCGGTGGGGCCACCTGTCGCGTTAGGGCTGCGGTGGCCGCCTGTGCTGCCTTGCTGGTACCTTTTACCATGGCTGATCCCAAGGCACATCACCAGCAGGCACACCCGCTGGGGCTGGGGCTACCGTGGTCGTAGCCGCTGGGGCCGTGGTTTCCATCGCCTTGGGGGCTGGCTTGTTTTCGTAGCTGCCTACTACCATGGCCGTGGTACGGGCTGCCGATGCCACGTCCATGGTGATCTTCTCGATATCATCCGCCTCATTGATAACCACCGCCATGCCGTCCGCTGCTATTTTGTGAACCCGCCAGGCCACACCTGACAGCACCAGATTGTCGCCCACTGCAACAGTGGGGGCCGGGGCTGGTGCTGTCGTAGGGGCAGCCGTGGGGGCTCCAATAGGCGGGACGTTCTTATGGGGTGTATCGTCGGCATCCATCAGCGTGGCTGTGCCGTCAGGGTTAACACGGAAGACCGTGCAGGCTCCATGTGTTGGGTGGTTGACAGTAGCCCCCAGCACCCACTGGGCTGCGGCAAGTGCTGGCGGGTTAATGACAAGTGCTGGCGGGTTAATGACAAGTGCAGTGCCACCTGCACCATGTACCACCGTGGCTGCTGCCTTTGGTGGTGGAGTGTAACCAGGCACGCCGCTATCCGCAGCAGGCGGTGCACCGGCAGGCGCGTCCGAGGGTGCGGTTGCGTTAAAGATGCCTTGGATAAAGTCGTAGCTAGGCTTCTTCAGCAGGTCATCCAGACCCATCGGAATGCTTTCCATTAGCTTGCGGATTGTGGATTCAAACCCGTCAGGCCGCTTTTTGAAGTTAATGGCCGAGGCCTCGTAGAAGCTGGTCCGCTCGTACTGCTTTTCAATAAATGTCACCTTGACAGTAAACCCCTGGGTAGGGTCTGCAAAATACTCCCAGTTGTCGCCAGGGTCTGCGCTTTTGGTTTGGGCGTCCAACTGCTTGCCAAACAGGTGCACACTAATATCCCACAACTGCACACCCTCCTCCGGCTCGGCATGGTCGTACACGTACCACAACTGCCGCTCCTTAGGGGCCAGCCCCTTGCCCACGTCTTTGTCCGCTTCCGGGTCCCGGTTGATGCGGGCCTTCTCCTCGCACACTGGGCAGGCTACCCCGTAGGTCTTGGCCAGGCACAGGTGTGTCTCGTTCTTCACCCCGATGCCCCGGTGGGCGAAGAAGGTGCGTTCGTACCAAAACTGCCCCGGGTCCGCGAAAGGGTTGTTCGCCCCTACGGGTACACGGTAGGGGATGATCTCGAGGCGGTAGTCCCCCGCCTTTTCGATATTAAAAATCTTCATGCCCTGGGGCACTGTGTAGCAGTTAAAATCCAGCCCCATGGTGTGGTTGTCGAGTCTGCGTTTTGCAGAAATTGGTGTGTCAGTCATCTTGGTGAATTCCCCTGGCCTTGGCCGGTAAGGTGTTAAAATAGTTCGATAGATACAAGTCGACCAGGCCACTCAAAGCCCGTTTCCTGTGCTCCAGGGCCTGTACTGCACCCTGGCAAACGCTGCTGTTATATCGGGCCTGGTAGTATACTTCTGCCGCCTGCTGCCGCAGGGGGTGCCCTGCCACTGCTGCCTTAACGGCATCCTCCGTTACCTTGGCCAAACCGTACTTGGTGGGGTTGCTGCGAATAGCCCCCGCCAGGTCCGCTTCGCACACCGTCAAGGCATCTTTTGCCCTGTCAGTCTCCAGCATGGCTTGGGCTGCATGGCAGGCCCACTCATAGACCATTGCAGGCTGGTCTGCCAGCTCCGTGTCTAGTTGGTGTTTATTTATCTCCAGCCGCAGCTCTGGCCCCTCCGCTGTCATAGGTTGCAAGCCTTAGCAAAGGTGGCCACCATTTGGGCTTTCGGTGTGTCGTACCAGGTAGGTGCCGCAAACAGCCGCAATAGCTGCACTGGCTTGGCGTCCGGGTCATTACAACCCAGGGCAACCGTGCTAAAGTACCCGGCCACAATACGGCGGACCGCCTCGGGCTCGTCCGAAACTGTTTTAAGCAGGCCCGCAATGGTGGGCCACTTGGCCCCCTTCTGAAGGGCCTGGGCCAACTGGAAGCCGACCGTCTCCACCGCAGGGTCCGCCAATGCCATGGCCTGGGCCTCCGGTGGCACGCCCCGCACTTGGTCCAGTAACACCAAAGCCTTACGGGCACTGCCCATACTTAGCTCTGCTATCTTCTCCAGCACTTCCTCGGCAACTGGGAAGCCCTCCGCCTGTGCCACGTCCGTGCACAGCTTTATAAGCTCCCCTTCTTTCAGGGCTTCAACCGTTAGCACCGTTGCCCGTGTCTTGATCGTGGGCAGTAGCTTGCTGGTGTCCGTGGTGCAGAACACGTAGTAAACGTGGGCCGGTGTATCCTCCAGCATCTTCAGCAGGCCCTCCTGGGCCTGCTTAGTCAACTGGTGGGCTTCATCGACCACGATGAAACGGGACTCGCCCATCACGGGGCTAAGGCCTTGACGGTCCCGCATGGTCCGCACCATATCGATGCCGTTGTCAGTCGCGCAGTTCATCTCGCGGTAGTCGTGCTCATGCACCCGCATGCCCCTGGCTAGGATGCGTGCGATGGTGGTTTTACCGCAGCCGCTTGGGCCGGTAAACAGCATAAAATGCGGGACCCGTTTTTCCTTCACCATGGCCCGCAATGTGGCCTTTAGGCCTGCATTACCTGCCACCTGGTCCAGCATTTGGGGCCGGTATTTTTTATAGAGTTCAGTTATTGCCGCTGACATAAGGCACGCCCACTCCTTGTTTAGTTTTATGGTACCAGCTTACATCGCTGGCTTCAACATCTATTTTCATCGGCACGATGAGCCAAGGCCACCGCTTCGCCAACCAGTCGCACATAACCGCCCGGGCTAGTGCAGTAAAGGCCGCAAACTCCGACCGGGGCACGGTAGCTAGGATACTATCATGCACCTGCCCTACCAAACGTGCCCGCATGCCATTTGTTCGCAGTAGCCTGTCAATTTCTATAAAGCTGGCCAGCAGGCAGTGAAAACTGCTGCCCTGTATGGGGCTGTTAATAACCTCGTTTTTGACGAAGCCGCTACCCCATATCCTGAAGCCTGTGTGCGTGTAGCAATGGCCCCACTGCAAAAAGTCCCGCCACCACTTTTGCCGCCAGGCGTCATAGACCGGGAACCGCTGGCCCCAAAACTTCTCCTCGACCGTTTTGATGTGGCCCGTGAAGGCTTGCTGGTTACCTAGGCCCATGGTTGCCATGTGGTCCACCAGGCCCAACTCCACCGTCTCTTTCCACAGGCTGACCGCCACGCCCCGCCAGTAGTCCCCATAGAACTCCGCGAACACGAATGCACCCTTGGCTGCTTGCCTGGCACGCTTTTTAAGGCCTGCGGGGACCGTCGCCAGGGTATCTAGCTTCCAGATCTCATTGGCCATCGCTGCATGCAAGTCGTACCCGCTAAGCAGGTATTCCAACATCCGGGGATCCTTGTGGTAGCAAGCCGCCACAATTACCTCAGCCCCGCTGTAGTCAATCTCCACTAGTACCTGGTCCGGGTCCGGCACGTAAACGGTTCGCACCAGCTCCGCCAGCCACTGCTCGCGCACAGGCTGGTTCTGTATGTTGGGTCCCTCACAACTGCTGCGGTAGGTCTTAATGTTGTGCAGATTATAGAAGGGGTGGACCCGTCCCCGCACTATTTCGCCCTTAAGGCCCTCCAGGTAAGTGCTGAGGGCCTTTTCCAACTTGGTTCGCCTGATCACCGACTTCGTGTAAGGGCTGCCTAAGGCCTGCAACCGTTCCTCATCTAGGAGGAACTGACCCTTTTTGCCTGTGGTGCCGCTGTAGGGCAGGCCCATATCGCCATAGAGGACCCGCCCCAGTTGTTCCCGGCTGCTGGGGTTCGTGTCAGGGCCGAACCGTCGCCGTTGCAGTTTGTATTCCGGTTGCTCCCTTTGCCAGCCATCTATTTCGCTGAGCTGCTGCTTGGCTTTGCTTATGTTGCCGTCCAACACATCCATATCGATGCGGATGCCCTGGCACTCTGCACGCCCTAGGGCCAGGCTGCCCTGGTGCAGTAGCTGGTAGCTTTCCGGGGTAGCCGGTCCCATTAGTAGTTGACCCATCTATAGCCACACCGTCCAAACGGACCACGCGCACCAAACGCACACCACACCGACCGAAATATCCTCCAGCAGGTTATGCCTCAGGTGTGGGCACCGTCGACGGTCCCGGTAAATGTACCCCGCACATAGCAAGGCCCTGCACAGGGAACGCCCTGCCAGGAACGCCAATGCGAAAAACAGGCCGATGCCCGTGTGGTAGTGGTAAGGATCCATCTTATACCCCGCTAGTTACGTTTACCCGCCAATTGCGCTTCTGAACAACACGGTGGAACACCAGGTTGCCAACTAGGACGGCAGGCCAAGTACAGTGTACCTGGGCTGCTGTATTGACTACTGCCAACAACCTGCCAAAGGCGTCCTCTACTGCACCCCTATAGGCTGCATCGTCATCCATGCCCCGTATCCTTTGTGCGCGTTTTAGGACCGTGTGGGCCAGCTTGCCATACTCCCTCGCCATGGCACTGGTAAGGTACGCTGGGAACTGTGGTTTGGGCTGCCTGCATGCCACTGCTGCAACCGTGCCCGGTGCCACCCCTAGCCGTCCTAGGGCGTCCGCCATGTACACGATGATATCGCCCAGGGCGTCCTCAGTCTCCTCGGGTGACTGGGCCGCACCGTATTCGCCTATTTCTTCCGCCAGGCCTAGTATGGGTGCCAGGCCCCCAAGGCCTACGCACGGGGCACTGGGTCCGGCCTCCGTAAAGCGGACCACAGGGGACGCTAAGTCGAGCACCCCCACCCTGTGCACCTCACCCTCCACATCCCACAGGCGGGGGCTGGTCCGCACCTCATTGTACCCGAAATTCCCCTCTGACCAGTGGCTGACTTTGCCAACCAAATTCTCCCAAAGTGTATGATCCCACGCCAGGCTGGCTGGGTCCACCAGGTCCGCTAAGTTAGTGGGTACAATCCTATACTCACCTAACCCGTCAGGGTTAACGGACAGGGCCACATGCCCCTGCCCTGTGCTTGTGTTAATAGCCTCTAAGGCCGCCACCATGGCCTCCGTGGTAGGTCCAGCCTCGAAAAGTACGTCACCCCCTACCCTGTAAATATACGGCATAAGCCTCACTATACTGCCCTCTTTCCTACTATCCAAAAAAGATCGCCCGGCAGCAGCCAGGCCACACACTTAGCTTCGTACACAGGGTCGAGTTCTATGTACCCCGGCCACAGGCTGCCCAGTACCGTGGCACTAACGTGCGTATCGTACCCCACCAGCCTACCCTCTAGGTCCACCCCGTCTACCAATGCAGCCCCGCCCAGGGTCTGCCACATAGGGCACCACCTGCTGATATTCTTTACCGGGTCGCCACCTACACGCACGCCCACCACCGGCACACCGTACCGCCTGGCCGCCCGCAAAACACCTGCAAAGGTAGTACCACTGCCGACCGGCACCACAATGCGGCTGGGGGTGTGCACCGCCAAAACGCTGTTCGCCATCCTCTCCGTAGCCTGCACCGGTAAAGGGTGCTGCATGCCGTAGGGGATCTCCAACCACCCCGGGTTCGCCTTGGCGTGGACGGTTGCCCACCGGGCCAGGTTGTTCGCGTAACCGCCCTTCCGTTGTTCTATGGTCGCCCCATGGGCTGCGGCATCCAACATCTGCGGCCCATATTCGCCGCAGGGGCAAAACACGTGGCACGGCAGGCCCCTGGCCGCTGCCACCCTGGCGACTATGGCCACCTGGGGCGAACTGCGGCTGCCGCCCGTTACCAGGCCCTTAACGGTCTCCCGTCGCCGGTCCTCCAGTATGGCCAAACAGCCCCGCACCTTAGTGCCGTAGATGCCCGCAAACTCGAACAAGTCATCCCGCCAGGCCATGCACTTTACGCCTGCTGGTGTCGTTATGTGTTCTAACCGCATTGGACTACCCCCTCCATTTTGTTCTGTTTCATTTGCTTACGTGCCAGCACATATTCCAGCAGACTGTCTAGGGCACAGTACCGCAGCAACTTGGGCATGGGCACTAGGTGTATCTGGTTAATGCCATTGTTTCCATTGGCCTCCAGGTATGGCTTCACGTCCTGATCGTACAGGCCAAAACCGAGCTCCGCATAGGCCTGGAATTTAAGCCCCACAACGCCCTCCTCCTGCGGGTCCACCCAGTGGCCAGCCAACTGTGTATCCCACACAAAATTCCGAATCTCTATGCCCAGCTTAGCATGTGCCCAACGGCTCTCGAACTTTATACCGGCTGCCGCCTTAGGCCCCGGGCAAGTCAGTAACGCCTGCACGGCAGGCAGCACGCCTGGCATGGCCCAGGGGATGGCCACAGCCCTGGCCGGTGCCCAGCCGGTGCCCCACGCCAACCCCACGCAGGCTATGCGGTGCCCGTCCGCTTCGGGCTTGAGCCCCGTAGCCTCCCAGTCGACCACTAACAGGCTGCCCTGCTCATTGGCCACCTGGGCCGCACGTATGGCCGCCAGTGCCCCTGCTGCGTCCTCGATACATTCTACCTGGTCCGCCCACGTGGGCACCGTAGGCCAGGGCCTGGTGCCCCTGGCAACCACCCGGGCGACCTGGGCGAAATGTTTATCCCGCCACAGGGCGACCAACTGCTCCACAGGCCCCGCCGTGTTGACGGGACACACCCAGGCATTTAACTGCTGGTCAGGTATCAGCCTGCCGCCCCAACGTGCAGCCAAGCCCGCCTCGGCACCCCACAACGGCCCCACTACGCTGCTAATGGCTGCCTGGCCTACCGGTACGATAACAGTGGGCTGGAGGGCTTTTAGTTGGCTGTAGACCCAGGGCTTACAATGGGGTGCGGCCTCTATGGGTGCCCCCTCGCAAGCTGTTACGCCTAAGTTAATGGCCCCGTGGATACCGTGTCGGTGGAGCACACTGCCCTGCCTTGGTGGTTCCGTGCTAGTGGGCAGGTCTGAGACTACGACCACGCCGCCTGTCGGCAGCGTAGGCTGTAATGTGCGGGTGCAGGTCCTAAAGGCCCCGCAGGCCTGACAGTCAGGGCCTGCGCTTATCGGGCGTTGTGTTGCTTCTATGGCAAAGAACATAATAAATAAACCCAGGTCGCACAAAACCGCTTCACGCGAACCCGAAAAGAGAGGTGAATTAGTTGGCCACGGTTACCCGTAAACAGCCCGGCCTGGGTCTAGGTTAATTTTAGCCAGGCGTAGGTACCTTGCTAGTGGTAAAGAAGGTAAAATTAGGGCGTTCCACCTTTACTGCATTGGCGCAGATTAGGATATCGGTGGCATGTGCCAGGCAGGCCTTTATCAGTACCGCGCTGATTAACACACTGACCGGCTGCCCGCTGTACTCCACCTCACGGTACTCTTCGTACCAGCCACTGGCGTTCCGTGTCCTGACCCGCAATTTCCCTGCCTTGAGGTCCAGGCTAACATCATCCCCGGACTCACTGAAGATTGTCGCCTTGTCAACAGCCTCCACTAGGCCTGCTGGTAACCGGGCCGGGGTGCCCTGCATGCCCACTAGGCTATCCATGGGTACGCCAAAGTCCTCGCGATACAGCCTGCAACTAATGACCAGCCCACTAGGGTTCCTAAAGTGCAACCAGTTAGGGGTTTGGCACATCTCTGCCATGCCGTATCCCACCAGGTGCTTACCCGCGCTGGCGTTTATGAGGCAAGGGTTTGCCAGGGGGATGGTGCAATGGTACCGGATAGCCTTGAAGTTGTCGCAGGCCTCCACCGCCGTGGGCGTCAAGTGCAGGCACTTAAAGGCGAACACTTCGTGCTCGGTGGCTGCGCATTGGGTTGCCATTTCGATGGCTTCAATAACGCTGGGCTCCACCGGGTGCCACTTGTCAGGCTGTTCCACCACGTTAAAAGGCAATAGCACATCCGCTTCCATGGTAATACCACTTCGACGGCCTGCACCCTTTATCTGTAGCTCGCCTGCCGCTGCCTCGGTGCCCTTGGTCGCTTGTATGTCCAGACTGTCTTCCGTTAGCTTCCGCAACAGGTCCAGCAGGGCCTGGGCCGGGATGGCCCCGGTAAAGCTGACTGGCACGGGTGCCCTGGCTGCCACCTCATCATTAAACGTATGTACTACCCCGCCTGTGAATACGAAGCAGGTTGCCTGGTCTACAACCTCCTTCGCTGCTAGGCCTGGGCTTACTGATTCCAGGGTGCGTAAAAACTGCTCGCGATTAACGTGGGCCATCGGCCAACCTCCACAAAATAAAAACAGGGCAGGTAAGTACCTGCCCTTGTATCGTTCCCAGTGGGTAAGTTCCCTTACACTGGTTTGCCGTCGGGTGTCGTTACCACGTCTTCGCCTGCTGCCTTACGTCGCAGCCCCTCGCGGTAGCCGTTGATGATGTGCCAGGCCATGCCCAGGTTGAAGCGGGTTTGGGTGTGGTTTTCGATGCCGTTAGCCAGCTCATAGGCCACGGCGGTCTTGTCAGTCACACCGGCCTCCAGGCCTAGGTCTGCATACAACAGGCCAGCCATGAAGCCACGGCTACGGCCCTCTGCACGCACGCCCGGGGCTTTAATGTCCCACGGTCCCTTGGGCTCTACCACCTTGGCTGCTGCTGCGGGTTGGGCTGCTGCTGCCAAGGCTGCTGCTGGTCCGGCTGCTGCCACGATGTCCCCTGCTGCTGCTGCTGCGCCATTGGCCGCTGGATCTTCCTTCTTGGCTGCTGGGGTCGCCTTGTCTGCCTTGGTATCTTCTTTGGCCTTGTCTGCTGCTTTCGCGTCCGCTTTGGCCTTGTCTGCTGCTGCCTTCTTGGCTGCTGCTGCCACTTTTGCAGCCTCTTTCGCGTCCGCTTTGGCCTTGTCTGCTGCTGCCTTCTTGGCTGCCTTGTCTTCCAGCAGGGCCTGGGCCGGGGCTGCTGCTGCTGGTACGTCTGCCCCTTCCAACTCCAACATCTGCCCCTCTGCCGTAGCGGCCAGGATTTGGTCTAAAACTGGCTGCAATTCCCCGATATTGGTTGTACCGTCAACCAGGTTGCCAATCTTGGCAAGCTGTTGACCCATTCGCAGGGCGTTCCAGCTTTGGGCTGTCTTGCAGCCTAGGGCGTTAAATACTTGCTCAGCTTGTGTGCGTGTGATCTTCATTTTGTGTCTCCGGTTAGCTTTTTATAGCGGTCAACTGCCGCCTTCAAATAGTATATCGGAAACCCAGCCCCAAAACTTCACAAAAAATTAAAAAAATGTTGAATAAAATTCCGGGTAACTGGATGCTTGCCGATGCGTGGGTTGACCACCAACTGGCCCGCCACCGTACATCGTGGCCCACAGACATTATCCACCCACGGGTATGGGCGGAGGTGGCTGCTGCGGGTCCCTGGCGTTCCGTGCTACACTGCACCACCAGCCCCCGGGCTTGGGTGACTAGACGGGAAGCCTTTTTGCCTGGCGTGGAATATTGGTCATACAACAGGCACACAGGCGACCGGGCCATCGAGTTTTATTGCCTGACCTCTGAAGGCCACGCCGCCTTAGCTGGCCGCCGTCGCTCGCGGGGCGATCCGAGGAAGTGGCACGATGCCATAGAGCTAGTGGGCGGGGACCTGCGGCTATGGGCCGCCATGCACGGGCAGGACCCGGTGCAGGTAACCCTATGGCTAGGGTACCTAGCCGGTAGGGTGCCGTGGCAACTGGTCCAACGTATCCACCGCGACCTGGTGGCCCTGCCGGGCGGGCCAGAGCTTTGCCAGGTGCTGCCCCTTAACCAGGTTTGGGACGTAACCCTGGCCGCCGTGCTGCACTGGTGCCCCCACAAGGCCGCCTACTACATGGCCGCCATGGGCACCCTGTACAGCAAATACCTGGCACGCGCCCACAGGAAAACCCCCTAGGGTCCGATTAACAGGGATGCTGCCGGTCCTATGCGGGCCGGGTGGTATAGTATGGGCCGTTGCACAAATTCGGTAAAACGCTTGAAATTATATGGCGGTGAGTAAAGAGGACCAGCCATTGCAACGGCAGGCCCAGGGTAGCACCTGGGAGGATTGGAAGAGGGATTCGCAACCCCGCAAACCGTCTACTGGGAACCCAAATGTGTAGGCAACGCCGTACCCTGCGCCCTACGACCTTATATGGATGCTAGAGAATACCCAGTGCTAGGACAGTCCTAACCTAACTGAATGTATATCAGTCAGTGCGTACCAATACCAACGCTAAATCCTGGTATCCAGCCAGGGATGAATGGGGGCGGTGCGTTTTGACCCCGCTTTTACGATGTAAGTTAGAACCCTTTTTAGACCTGAGGACCCTATGCACTTTAATATTACAGTTCGTGGCAAGATGGTGAAGGCCACCAGCTTCCAGAATATAGTTACCCGTTTTTGGGGCAGAGTATACTACGGTAGCGATGAGGTTTGCCTTAACCTTGGGCAGCTTACGACTAAACGGCTAGCGGAATTTAAGCAGTACCTAACCGACTACGGGGGCGAAGGCAAAACCAACACGCCGGGGCTGCTGCGGGATGTGGCTTTGTACGAAAGCCTAAGGCAGGCGAATACCACCCTGGCCATAATGCAAAAAAGGCCCCGGGCACTAGAGCAGATGGTGCCCATGCTGTGCCACCTGGCCTGCAAACTACCCGGCCAACGCCTTTGGGCACGCGAGGACGATAGCAGCGAAAACGGGGTATGGTTGCCCTACCTGATCACCAGGGCAAGCTACGAGCACGCCAGCAGGGATAACCCCGCTTACGTCCGCCTGCGCATGAAGTACGTGCAGCACGGATCAATAAGGGAACAAATTATCACCTGGCACTGGTGCGATGTGCAAGGCCGCAGCCTCCAGGCCACCCTAGCCGATGAGGGGTACTATGCCCCTACGCCTGCGGTACTGGCAGATTACGAATACGACCTGGAACTATTCCATGAATACATAGAGGTGGTGGGTCGCCAATTTAATGCCAGTGGCTGGGGCTGGTTCCAGGGGGTGGATGATGAACTAGACGGTGAGAGCCGTCACGGGGACGGTTACAGGTTAAGCCCGGCTGGGCTGCCTACCAGGGTAGTGCGGGACGTTAACAATGAGGCCGACAAAAAGCCCGAACGGGGCAGCATGTACGTGGAAGATATACGCATGTGGTTCGAAGACACGGACGAGGACGGGGAACCCATAGAATTGGATTACGAGCGGGATGAGGAGGGCAACCGCATGCCCCCGGTGCCGCCGACACACCCCTACATCATCTGCCACGATATGGACCGCCACAGGCGGGTGGCCATACACGCCCGCAACTTGACGCCCTACCAGTACAATACCAAACTGGCAGAACAGCTAGTGCTGCCGGAGGGCCATAAGAACCTAATTGACTTGCTAACGCGCACCAACGCCAGGGCGTTTAATGACGTGGTGTCTAATAAGGCTGGGGGCGTGGTCATTATCTGCCAGGGTCTGCCAGGCACGGGGAAAACCCTAACGGCTGAGGTTATCAGCGAAGTGCAGGAAAGACCCCTGTATAGCGTCCAGTGTAGCCAGCTAGGCATTGAGGTGGACGATATCGAATCTAACCTCATGGCCGTCTTAAAACGTGCCAGCCGCTGGAATGCGGTAACCCTGCTGGACGAGGCTGATGTCTACCTTATGGCCCGGGGCAGCAGCCTCAGCCATAATGCCATCGTGGGCGTGTTCCTGCGGGTCCTAGAATACGCAGCCGGTACGCTGTTTTTGACAACCAACAGGCTGGACGCGATGGATGATGCCATTACGTCCAGGGCCGTTGCAGTCCTGCACTACGGGGTGCCCCCGGTGGCTGACCGGGTACGCATCTGGCACAACCTACTGGCTGCCAATAACGTGCCAGGGGTTAGCGGTGCAGGCGTGTTGGCCTTGGCCCAATTGCCCCTGTCAGGCCGGGACATAAAAAACAATCTGAAACTTTGTTTGCTTATGGGCCGGGAGGTCACTTGCAGCAATATAGAAGATTTGCTACAGTACAGGCCATACGGGACCGATAAACACAAAAAGGAACCACAAAATGACACAGCAACTCGACAAGAAGATTGACCAGCTCCGCGAACTATGTGCACAGGGCGACTACCACGCAGCCCTGCGGCTTGCAGCTAGTTGGCCCCGCCTTGGGGTTTACAAAGAAGAAATACAACGGGGCTGGGCCGCAGCCAGTAACCCTAGGACATATGCCGAAATGGGTTTGGACCCCTTGGCACTGGCTAGGACAGGCGTGGAGGCCCTACGTGCCAGCTACTGCCCCAAGGGTGTAAGCTGGCCAGCCTTTGACCGCACCCGCATGCCACAACTCTCTAAGGTTTACAATGGATAGCCTGCTGCCCCTTGGCCTTGCTGGCGTCCCCCTGGTTAACACCAGCCTGGGGCCGCTTAAGCGCACCTACACGATGCCGCCCTTTAGCACGTGGGACACACGGCAGGCCGATTGGATAAACCGTCGCCACCTGTGGGTGGGCCGGGGCATTAAGAGCGAACAGGGCCGGGCCGACCGCCTGACCTACACGATACCGGAGCTGCTGTCCGATGGGACCCGGGCAAAAAAGGTGGAAAGTAACACCAGCGTTTTCGACCCCGTGGTGTGCGAGCTGGCCTATAGCTGGTGGTGCAAGCCTGGGGCAGTGGTGCTGGACCCTTTCGCCGGTGGCAGTGTCCGGGGCGTTGTGGCCAGCCTGATGGGGCTTAAATACTGGGGCTGTGAACTGCGGGCCGAACAGGTCGCAGAGAACCAGGCCCAACTCGTCAACCCCATGCTCTACGGGGCCTATAAACCGTTTTGGGTGTGCGGGGACAGCTTGCAGGTGTTTAGCGGTGCCATGGGCAGGCTGCCACCCGATGCGGACCTAATATTCAGTTGCCCGCCCTACGGTAACCTGGAAGTATATTCGGAGGACCCGGCAGACATAAGCAACCGAGCCACATTTGGCGAATTCCTAATACCTTACGGCCAAATTATCGCCAACACAGTGGCCAGGCTGAAACAGGATAGGTTCGCGGTGTGGGTGGTTGGCAACTACCGGGACGCCCAGGGCAATATGCTCGATTTTGTGGGTGAGACTATCCGATGCTTCCAGGCCGCTGGGGCGGCATACTACAACGATATCATCCTAATTAACAGCGTGGGCAGTGGTGCCATGCGGGCAGAGAATACCTTTGGCCCGGCCCGTAAGATTGTTAAGCTCCACCAAAACGTCCTCGTATTTGTCAAGGGCAATGCCAGGGCTGCAACGGCCTGGGTAAAGGGTGAAAACGGCTAGGACCGGCTCAATTGTGGGGGAGGAGACAGCCCCCACGCCTGAACCGGCCCAGCCGTAGCTCATTGGGCCAATAAATATCCAAAGCCTCTTCCAACGTCATAACAGGCCGGTTTGCATGGTGCCTGCTTACGTGGTCATGCCTGTAGAAGCCCCATTCAAAAAATGCCATAGGCGAGGCAAAGTCGGCCTCCACTGGGGTTGGCAACTTGGCCCAGCTTTCCTGGCAACCACAGCTCGCAGGGATGCCAGGGGTCCACGTTTTGTAGAACCACAGCTTTGCCCTGTCAGGGTCCCACGTCGCCACATTTTGGACCGGGTACAGGTGCAGGGGTTGCCAGTGGTTGTACCTGTAAATGCCATGCTGCTCATCGTACACCTGGTGTGGGTCTAGGCTGCGCCTAAACTTACCCGCATCCCACTGGGGCTCGCCCAGCCTGTCCCTAAGCCACCGCAGGCCCTGTGCATGCGCCTCGGGCGTCCAGGCCTGTGCATGCTCCCGGTGGTAAAACACACGGCTATGGGGCAGTTTTGGCGTTATACCGGCCCTTTGCAGCAGGGCAGGCACTGCGTAATCCCACATCGGCTGCCCTATGGTGTACGGCAGGTCGCCCGGCAGCCTGTCGACCCAGGCAGCAGGGACGCCCACGATGTCAATACCCCACTGGAACTCCCTAGCCCGTGCGTGGTCTTCAGTGTAGTTCCAACGCAGACCCAACAGCAACTCATCGGCCCCCATGCGTACTGCACTCTGAAAGGCTTGTTTGGACCCCCGCACCTCTACGTCTGAATTCACCACCACGCCGTCTTGGGCCGCTGCGGTTTGCAGCAGGCCGAGCACCCGCTGGGCACCCTGGTTACCCTCTACCCATTCATGCACTAGGGGGAACTGGGCTTGCAGGTCAGGCAGTTCATCGGGTGCGTTTTGAACTACTATTCTGGCCCCTATGTTGTGCCAGGTTTGTAAGGCCTCGCGCTGCCGGTCCAGCCGGGCAGGGTTTGGGGTTAGGCTGGTCACCAGCACAACCCCAGCAGACAATGGCAAGCACTTGCGCAGGGGTACGGGCGTTACCATGCTATCCGGCCCCGCCTGCGGTGTGTGGACCACAGCCCCGGGCGGCAGGTGTACTGGCGTGCGCCAATGGCTTGGGATATTGCTCATAGTCTCACCAACTCTACAGCGTAGTCTCCCAAGTCGCCCCCGTCCGGCCACGGGACGGAACAGGCCCCCCAAGGCGATGGAAACATATTGGGGTAGGGGGAGCTGTGCCATAGGTACCTGTTTGCTTTTAGGGTGCCCATGGTTTCCCACTTAAACAGTAGGGATTCAGCGTTCCCTACTGGACCCTCGCAACCTAGTATACTGTTAGGCGGATCTAATAAATTATAGCCCACCGGGGCTGCCAGTGGGATGCTGTAAGGACCTGCCACGTTAAACACCTGCTCGCTATACCCATTGCCGGGCTGCGTCCATATCTTTCGCGTGTAAACCATATTGGTTAAAAAGGCTGTAACCCGCCAAGCTACCGCAGGCGTAGACACGTAGCTGCCGAATACGTTTTGCTGGAGCGGGTGGTTAGCCATTAGCCAGTACGTTGCGGTGCCGGTGGTGGTATCTTCTTGCGTGTAGCTACTTACTACCCCGTTAGAATTTTTGGTGAGCTGCACGGTCCGTTCAAGTATGCTAAAAGAGCCTGTGCCTATTTGTATGTAGGGTACTATCGAGCCCTGGGCACCCTCATAGCCCGGTGGTGCTGTCAGTACCCACGCCCACGCCGGACAGGTGCCCAGGAAATAGGTGCCACCAATAACGGCAGGCCAGTCCTGTTGTATTTTGTATTCGGGGGCATAATTGCAAAAGGAACCGGGGGCTATAGGTAGATTCCAGCACGCCGGTGGGGCATATAACTTCTCGCACGTATCATTCATATCCAGGCTAGGCACCTCCACCCGTATAGTGTTCCACTGGAAGCACCGACTACTGGCCGTGCAGACACGCCGCTCCCCGCAAGTAGTCTCCACCACTACTTCCAAGCTAATCAGGTCCTGGGGTACGGTCACCTCTACGCTACCTGAGGCCGCTTGCGGGCCGTCGTACCCCGTGCCACCGTGGGGTGGCAGGGTTTGGGCTACGCCGTTTATGGTCAGTAGGCTGATGCCACAGGTCTGCCAGGGGAACGGTATAGATCCCTGGCCTACCATCTCCACTGTAGTGCAGCCTGTGGGGTTTATGTAGGCCACGCAGTTCAAGCAGCCGTTGCCCGCAGGTGGGTTATAAACCACGAACACGTACCGCCAGGTACCTGTGTGGTGGTCCGGCCCACAGGGCTCCTCGTAAGGTATTTCCGCATCGCAGCAAAACTCTACACCTATTTCACCCGTCAAGGGTGGACCACCTATAGGCAAGTGCCAGCAACCACTTACCTCATTGGCTACGTGCAAAACCTCCCAAGGGGCTTCCCCTGGGGGTTTGCGCACAATCCGAATCCGTGTAGGCGGTCTCAGGGGTAAAAGGTAAATAGAATCCCTCGGTCCGCAGTGCCAGCAGATGGCGCAGCCGCCTGTAGAGAACCAGGCAGTGCAGCCACAATCGAACTCTTTAGTTTTCCCGTTACCGCAGCAGTTTTGGCCAGTGCATTGCTGCACCATGTGGCTCTGTGGCCCTTCGTCAGGGTCACCCTCAAAATCAATAATAGGCATCTGGCCGGTTCCGTATGTATGTTGTTAAGGCGGTGGAGGGGGAGCTTCTACTATTACGATTTCGATGATTTTGGTCAGTGGGCAAGGCGGTGTATCGGTACTGCTGGCCGTTAGTGTGACATAATATTTTTTGGCTGGCCCCTCGGGGGTGCCGCTGATAAGGTCATCCAGTATTGACAGCCCAGGGGGTAGCCCGTCTGCGCTTACGTCCCCTGTGTTGGCTGTGGTAATTTGGTGCGAGTATTCCTCGTCTATGGTACCCTCGGGTATTGTGCCGGGGATGATTTCGCCCGTGCCACTACAGCCCACGATACAGGGTCCCCAAATAAACACCTTCCGGCTCTTCGTGGTTTGCCCATACAGGCAGGCGTACCCGGCCATGGCCTGCCTAGGGGCCGATAGGGCCTGTAGACCGTGGTAGAGTTTGAAGAGCGGGCTGCCGGGTATTATATTTACGTCCCCGTCCTCATCCATCTCCGCTTCCCGGGCATACACTGGGCAGCCAGTGGCGTCCTCTGCCAATACGCACCACTTATTGATACCGCCCCCTCGCGTCAGCGTAGGCGGGCCGGGGATGGGCACCCCCATTTCCGTGCGGCCCCGGTCGTTACGTATGGCCGCACGCTGTGCATCCACATCGTCCTGCGTCAACCAGTACCGCTTATCCGTCATGGCCAGGGACCTAGTAGGGGAACACGTAAACTGAGACCTGGGAGGAGATGTCCCCGCCCTGCACGATTACAAGCCCTGGGGCTGCACAGGGTACGCTGCTGTGGCCGCCAGGCTTGACGGCCCCGATGTACTCTTTGCCCACGTACAGGGCAGCCTCAACGCCCTGGGCGTCCATATCTAGCATGGCCTGGCGCGTGGGTGGTGTGTGGTGCTGCCATCCCGTTTTATTGATCACCAAAACATCAAAACGCCGCTCCGGCATAGCAACCTGTGCCAGGGCACCTATGGCAAGGCCTTGGGCCGGAATGGTCCCGTGCCAGGCAAAGGGCGTGCAGCTCTCATCTACTAGGCGGGACGTGCCGAACTGCACCGTTGTCGCGGGTGCATTCCATTGCAGGTACTGGGCCATGAGCTGGTAAGTGAATCTATCGTCCTGCTTAAGGATTGGCCCGCCCTCCCGCACAACCTTGGCACCGTCCGGGGGCTGCTTGGGTTGCCCTGGGGGCGGGGCGGGGCTTTGGAATTGGTCTAACATGGTATCTCCTACAGGGTGACTGGCACGCCAGGCAGTAGCGCAAAATTGAATTCTAGGTCGATCTTTTTATCCAGGTAATGCAGCTCGGTTGCAGGGTCCTCCACCGGTTTGCCGTCAGCCTTAATGGGCAGGGGTCCTATGGGGTCCCCGTTGCCGTCCCGTATGAACTCGAAGTCCGTTGGCTTGGCGTCCTCTATGTCGATGGGCGGGTCCGCATCTTTCAAAGTTTTCATGCCCTCGCTTAGGATGGGCAGATCGTAGCCCAGGTGGTTAAATTCGAAGGTATAGGTGGCTGTAAAGTAGAAAAAGCAGACCCCGTACAGCTTGCGCGACCATGTAACATCCATGAACCGCACCTTACGGGCTGCATATCCCCACCACGGTGCATCGTTGACACACTCCACAGCCGGGGTAAGTGCCCCTATCGGCATAGACGGTATGTTCACTTCAATGGTCAGCGTAGGCAGTCCAGTCCTTCGCTCCACCACAGGCCCCCGGATACGTTCAAACGTCAAGTACAACAGGGGTTTCCCGTCCTTATCGTAGAGCCGCTCCTTGCTGACTTTGTTATAGCCCCCGCTAATTTTGTGGGGTTCATTCAGGGGGTTTTCTATCTCCGTACTGTTGCACCGTCGCTTAGGTTTAGTGCTCGCGTGCGTGGTCACTATGTACCAGTCCGGTGCCCCCTCCCCTTCGTTGTAGTTGGGGTGTTTTTTAACGTCGCGTTGTGGGGACGTAAAGGCCCAGGGGTCGTAGTCGGTGCACGGTGCAGGCAAAGTGTAAGCACTACCGGCCAGGGGTAGCCCTGTGGCAAACATGGCCCCCTGTGGACCCTCTACCTCGCCGTCCACGTATACCAGCCAATCAGCCCAGTACTCGCGGTACCCGTCTTCGTCCTGGCTGCTGCCACAATCCCAAAGCCCTACCACAACACCCATTTTTAAGCCCCCGCCAGGTTAGCATCAGCCACGTGTATGGTGTTCCGTGGCTGTCTTGTGTTTTGTTCTATTTTGTCCAGGGCTTTTTTCGCATCCGCCTTGGCTGCAACGTCTGCACTATTGGCGTGGGTAATGGTGCCACTGGCCCCTGGTGCCCCTGGTGCCCCACCAGGTACAGGCCCCTTTACCATACTGACCGCATGGGCACGCATCGCCATGTACTCCGCTACCCGGTCCACTGCGTCACTGGTGCCTGCTAGTACCGCATCAAAGCTTGTGTTCTTACGTGCGCTAAAGGTGATAACGGGGTCGAGCTTGTCAACCTTCTTGACTTCCTCTGCCACCGCATCCACACCTTCAACTGCATCTTCAACAGCTTCCTCTGCCACATCGACCACCAGGGCAGGTAGCTCCGTGATACTACTTTTGAAGCCGTCTAATGGTCCTTTTAGCTTGCCCAACTGCTCCTCTAGGATGCCCCCCGCTGTGTTTAAGAAATTAAGGTCCGCAGCCCCTGCGTTGAAGTCGGCCATGGTCGCGTCCACACCGGCCTGCAACTGGGCCTGCGCCATATCCATGGCTTCTTTTGTCTGCATGGCTACTTTGAACATAGCAGCCCTCACCCGTGGCCCACTGGCCTCTAGCATGCGTTCCATAATGGCTGCCGGGTCTGGTAGCTTGCCCTCTAGTAGGTCCGAAAGCATGGTACCGATTTCGGTGGCCGCCTGGCTGGCTATGTTGGTAATCTCACCAAATATTGCAGCCACCAGGTTATAGATGCCCTTAGCCCATATGCCGAACTTTTCTAGGGTCGTAGCCACCCAGGGGCCTATAAACTCTGCCGCCCGCATAAGGCCATTAACCAGGGCCTCAAACAGCTTGCCTGACATAACATAGTCCCACGCCGCAGGCAGGGCTATGGTAAGCCACCCCACAAACGCCGTAGCTAGCCGGAATGCCGTCTGCCACATGGTCAACTGGTTGCTCACCCAGTTACCTGCGAACGTCAGCATCGCGCTGCCTATGTCCTTCAGGATATTAAACCAGTTACCTTTGAACCACGTACCGATTATGGAAGCATTTTCCCGCCAATGGGCCAGGGCTCCGTTTAAGTAGTTCCAGGCTGTGGTAGCTTTTTCCTTTACCTTGAGCCAGCCGTTGGCCATGCCCTCCGGTCCCACCAGGTAGTACAACGCCCCGGCTATAGCAAGGCCTAGGGCTGCCACCACGGCTATGTAAGGTGCCAGGGGTAGCAAGGCGGTTAACGCAGCCCCTCGCATGGCCACCAGGGCAACCCGTATGCCTGCCAGGCCCTTGCTGACCATTGGGGCCACTGTGGCGACCTGCACCAGGCTCACCTTAAGCATCAGCAGGCTAGTGCCCGCAGCCACCAGTGCAGGACCTGCAACGGCCACGCCGTAAAGTATGTTCGCTATGGTGTACTTGATGGCCGATGGTAGGTCGCCCCATATCTGTAAGCTCTTCCGTAGTATGGCGTTCTTAGCCAGCAGCGCAGGCACCAGATAACTGCCCACCTCTATGGCTAGCACGTTTACCAGGTTTGCCGTCAATTTTAACTGGGCCGAAAAGCTTTTCATCTGCTTTTCCTTAACATCTTCCGTTGCACCCTTGGCGTTTTTAAGGTCCGCTTCGTACTTGCGGATGGTGCTGCTAAGGCCCAGCAGGGGCTGTATGGCTGAAGTTACCTCGCCGTTAAGGCCTAACATGGCCATCTGCATCGCCAGGGTTTTTGGCGGTAGGTTTCCAAACTTCTCTTCAAACTGGCCCAGCAGGTCAGCCGTGGGCAACATCTGGCCCCGGGCATCGTACAGGGCTATCCCCGCCCTTGACCAGGCCGCACCGTTCTCGCGGAAAGCCCCTGCCAGGTCCCGGTAGAGGACATTGATTTTCTCGCCTGCGTTGGCCCCCTTGATGCCTTGGTCTGCGTAGGCCATAAGCACTGCCATACCCTCTTCCAGCTCCTTGTTAATGGCACGCAGGGCTGGGCCTGTCTTGGTTGTCAAGCTATCGGAGAACTGGGTCTGGCTGGCGTTGGCTTTGTTGGCCGCCATGGTTATCACGTCGCTAACCCGTTGCATTTGCCTCAGGTCCTCGGCTGCATTAGTCGACCGCAGCCCCAAGGCTGACTGGGCATCCGCCAGGTACTCTGTAGCCTTGGCCATATTCATGCGGCCTGCGATTGCGAAGCTGTCTACGGTCGCTACTGCCTGCATGGCCCCTGCTGCGTCCCGGCCCGCGCTGGCTAAGAAGTAGTACCCCTCGGCCAAGTCCCGGGCACTGGTTGTACTTGCCAGGCTGGTCTCCTTAGCCACGGCTTCCATTTGGCCCCTCAGGTCTTCCGTAACCCCTGACATAATAGCAGTGCTGCCAACCATAGCATCATCGAACTGGGCAAAGGCGTTAACCGCTACGCCGGTCATAATGCCCAGGGGTAGGCTTAGGGCCATAGACCATTTCTGCCCCAGGCCTACCATTTTGCCGCCAATGCGGTCTAGGCTAGGCACCACGGTATTCACCATTTTAGTAAACCCCGTGCTATCCCCGTGCAGCTTGACTAGAAGCGGTGGTAACTCTTTACTGCTGCTCATCTAGGCCTGCTTGTTTTGTTAGGGTGGATGCGTATATGCCCATAGCTGCGAAGTGTGCCGCCTTGGCTGCGTTACCCCTTAGCCTGGTATTCGGTTTAGGTTCCTTGGCATACGTCCATTTTATCAGCTCGTCCTCAAGGTTAAAGCTCTTGCCCGGGGCTTGGCCCGCCTTAAGGGTCGCTACTATTTTGGCTGCATACCAATCTTCCCTGTGGAACAATGTAGGCTCCAGGGCAAAAAAAGCTTTCCATTTTATCCATTCGCCCACTGTGGTGTATTGCTTCAGCAGATTGACCGGCCAGCCTAGTTGCCAGGCTAGCCGGTACCACAAAAGCTCCTCACCGTTTAGGACTCCCCCGCAGGCTGCTCCTCCTCCTCACCCTTACGCCAGAGCTGCACCACGGTGCGTATAGCTTCCACAGCATCCTCAGGGGACAGTTCCGCCCGCAGGATTGTTAGGATTTGTGACATAGCCCCAGTACTGCCAACCCGGTCCAGTTTGTTGATCTGCTGCCCTGCGTCAAACAGTGCAGCCTGGGCCGAGGTTGGATAAGTCTGGATGATTTTTTCCGGTACTAGCTTGCCCTCGGGGTCGTACAGGCAAAGGGCCAGCAGGGCACTGTAGTGCCCCTTGAAGTCCTTAATCTCTACGTGACCATCGCGGATAGTGGTCCGTTGGCGTTGGCCGTTCAGGTAGGTATCCCGCTGGGTACCGTCCATCTCCCGCAGGCTATATTCCGCCGTTACGCCGGGCTCGGTTTCCATCTCTACGGTGCGGGTAGCCCGGGTTAGGGCTACCCTTACAGGTTGCAGTTCGCTCACTCTATGTCTCCTTAGGGTGTGCAGGTTTAGGGGTCAAAAGATAGTTAAGGAAGGGCAGGGCCAGGGGTGTAAATCGGTGCCACCACTAGGCCCGTAGTCGGGTTACGCAGGGCAGGAATGATAAGGATGTCGGCAGTCGGTTGCTCCTGGTCCTTATTGCTGCCGGGCTTGAAGTCATCCAGCCAGGCCCATAGCTGCATAGTCGCGCCGTCCGGGTAGGTGAGGGTGTAGAGCTTGACAACCTTCAACAGGCCCCGGATAACAGGATCGCATGCTGTCTTGTAGACCACCTTCAGGGCGATGTTGCCAATGCCTGTGGTTTTCTTTGGTGCGTTGGTGCGTAGCTTGATGCCCACGGAAGGCCCGTTGCGGTGCGTGGTCGTGTTAATGGCACCACCACCCTCATAGCCTGGGGGTTGCGTTTCGACCTCTTCGAACTTGAGGTCCGCTACGCCGTCAATGGTGACGATTGTTCCGAAGCCGTCTTCTTGTATGAAGTCGGATGTGTTAGGCATCGTTTTATCCCTTTTGTATGGTTACGCGAAAATCTTGGGTGGCCATAGTGTGCCTGTTTTTCTCTGTCTGCCCCAGGTCCGTTAGTGTACCAAACCGCGAACAACTGCACAACCTATATGCCACACCGCCTAGGGTAACAATTGCAGGAGAACTAGGGGTTGGTAAAGCTAAAATGGCGCAGGCCCAGCTCACCCATTCCCTGGCCTTGGCGTCAGTAGCTGCCCGGCCCATTATTTGGACCCCGTGGTGTTCATTTTGTCGGCCCCTGTGTGCCCGGCCTGTCACACCCTCGCTATTGCTTACCAGCACCAAATCCACAGGCTCCGCAGGCATGCGGTGGTAATACAGGGGTGCAGGTGCTGCGGGCTGGCCCACCACCGTGCTAAGGTATTGCCACACTATTTGGGCCGGGCTATGCGGTTCCTTTGTATCCATGTTTCTCCATAGTATCCCGCACCAAGGCGTTAACGGCAGTGGCCTGCTGTATTACAGCTTTTTTAAGGAATTCAGCTTCGCCCACAGGGTGGTGGTTCGTTAAAATTTCATGAACATAAACGGCATAGTTCGCTGTGTAGAATACCGTAACGGCGGTATCCCACCCTGCACCCGTGGCCCTAGTCTGACAGCTCTTCCGCAAGGTGCCGAACTCCAGGGGCGTTAGCTTAACACTTTCCCGCTGGATTAGCAACGCGCCTAGCCGCAGGGACAATGCCCAGGCCGCTGCCATGGCACGCTCATGCTGCTCTAGGGCTGCCTTAAGCTTGGGGACGCCAGCCAGTTCTGCCCATACTTGCACGTTAGCACCACGCTTCGTAGAGGTGCTTCTTTTGCCGGAGGTTAGGGGTGTGGGCGACCACTTGCACCTCTACCGCCCCGCAGGCTATAGGGTCCGTGGGGGTTGCCAGGCTTTTTAGTGTGCCCAGGACTACACGCCCGCCAGGTGTCAGGAGTATAGAAGTAGGCCCCAGGGTGTGGCCCACTGTTATGGTATCCCCATTGGCTTTAATGATTTGTTGAGTGGAGGTCTCCCACCTGCACCGAATCGCCACGGGGTCCCCGTATGCAGGCTGCCCGTCAGGGGTCGCAGGCAAGGGTGCCCAGTAGATGGCATCCTGTCGCATGGCCTTCTGGATGATACCCATGAGCTAGGCCTCCCCTGGCACGGTGCCTAGCCAGTGGGCCTTAGGCCGCACGCCTGCGCCACCGTCTTGGGTCTGCTTGTTCCACGTGGCCAGCTTGCCGCTGGTGTCCAGTCGCATGGCCATGCTGCCGTACATGGTTGTTTCCAGGCCGCTACCCAGTTGATACTGGAAGCTCTCCGATAACCCCTTAACGCTTTCCGATGCAGTCCGGGGGGCTATGCCGCTGGCCAGCATGTGGGCAGTCAGCCAACGCTCTACCGCCTCCAACCGCTCAACGGTCAGGGCGTCCCCTATAAGTTCAGTAATCAGCAGGTGGGCATCGCTTATATGTAGGTCTACGTTAAGGCCGTCATCTAGTTCGATGATGTGCCGTACTGCTGCCTCGGTGGTGTAATTAGGCACCCTCTTCCCCTTGTATATCTAGGAGGTTTACTGTCGTGCCTGGCACTGCATTGGCCGGGATGCGGATAAGCCGCTTAGGGCCTGTGCCCCGTTGCAGGTAGTAGGCCGCACCAGGTATGAAGCCCAACAGCTCTGCAACGCCCTGGGCGTTTGCTGTCGCGCTGGCCAAGGCTGTGCTGTGTGCCAAGTTATTACCCGCTGCCTCTGCGAAGGTCCGGGTAACCACCACACCCGGCTCGGGCTGTGCTGCATTGTCTAGGCAAAGGTACACGCCCCGCACGGTGCCCGGGGCCAACGGGTTGCCTGCTGCTGCCGGTACCGCTACCAAGTCCACTACCAGGGCCTCGCCCACATCCAGCACCGTAAACGCCACAGGGTCTGCCGTGTGCGTTGATGCCCCTATGCTTGCTGTGTGGTTGCCTGGGTACAGCCCAAAGGCCGCTAGGCCCTGGGCATTGCTAGGCAACCAACTAAGCACCACACCGTTAGCAGACAGCACGCACGCAACCCCAGGGACCGGTACGGCCCCCGCCGTGCGCACGCGCACTGTAACAGGCCTAGGGCCACCTGGTGCCACCCCTGCGGGCAGCACATCGGCATCCCAAATAGCCCCGGCACAATTCACCTTCCCGCCCCATATGGCCGCTGCACCTATTAGGACCTGGTATTCCTTAACCCCAACTAAGGCCTCGGCCACTTCCGCCGTAAACAGGCCCCCGCTGGCGTCCGTTATGGCAAGGGTATCCCCTGCACCATTTAGGACAGCTACACCGCCCACATCCCGCAGCACTAGGAGCATGCCTGTGGGGTTGGTCCGTGCAGCATATGGTGGCATACGTAGGCGAAATGTGGCCATGGTGTCCCTTAGAGGGTAGCAAAGGATTGTAACATAGCCCGTGTTTCTTCCAGGCTAGCCAAATTGTCCATATCGTAATCTGCCATCAGGTAGGTGCTTTCCTTAAGCTGGGCGTAAGTCGCACTTGCCAGGGCAGCCGTGGCTTCCACAACGCCAGCCTCTTGCCATAACTGGCTGAGGGGGAAGTAGGCCACATCCCTGCTGCTGGCCTCTTGTCTACTCAGGTCAATGTACCTGTTTCGCAACTGCTCCAGGTTCTGCCCATGGGCTTGCAGTTCTAGCTCTTTATCCCTGTCGCCCGTAACCACGCCCAGGGCTGTGATCTGTGCGTGGACCTTGCTAACATCCTCACGCACCTTGGCTAAGCCATCCCGCACATTTATAGCACTGAGTTTCTTAGCCGCAACCAAAGCATCAGGCACATACTGAAGGTAGTAGGTGCCCAGTTTTTGGGTACCCCCATTTTCGTATATGCCCATCTCTATTGTAACTATGCTAGAGGCTTTGTCATGCGGCATTAGGTTCACCTCTATGCCGTCCACTGAATACTTCAAAGTGATGGTACCCGCAACGCCTTTGCCGTCTGGTGTATCATCCAGCAGGGCTGCACTGGTGGCCTTAAATAGCTGAACAATATCTGCTACCTTTTGGCCCCCCACCTCCCGTGTAAAAAACTCCCCTTTGCTGGGCATGCCTTTGTGTAGACCGGCTACAGGGTCCTCGCGCGTCCCGCCGAAAGTGTATGTGGCAGTGCCCCGGTAATTGGTAAAACCTTCGCCAGTGTACAGGCCGATACGGGGCTCGAATTTACTAGCCTCCACAAGGGTGCCTACCACCTGGCCTTGCTGGTTTGCAAGGGGGTTAATAGTAGGGGTGCGTAGGTTGAAGCCCAACAGTAGGGCGCGAGTCTGAATCAAGGCCATTTTGTAAATCCTTTGAGTTAGGTGGGTTTAGGGATATGGTACACCATGCCAGGGCTGCTGGCCAGGGCTGCTGGCCAGCAGCCCCAACGAAGCTAGTAGCGGTCATGCTTTAATCTTTCTTAGGCGCAGAGGCCCCAGTGTTGAAGGACGGAAATTACGCCAGGCAAATCAACGGGAGTTGCTGGGATTGAAGCTTTAAGAAGCGGTGACAGGTGAATCAATCCAGCATCGTTGTAGGCGAATCGCCGTTGGTTCCCAACGGTATCATGCCACCACACACTACCACCGCTTGCAATGTCAGTTGTGTTGGGTGCGACAGTTGAGCTTCGGGGGGCAGAGAACACTGGACTGAAAGCGTTGTCAGCTAAATTTTTTACATGCAGACCGGCACTACTTCTGCTTTTGTGTGTTCCACCGTCGAGGTACAACCAAGGCGTAGCTGGTGGGCCAAAACTCATGTAGGCCGTCGAGATGGTTAGTGATTGCGTTGAGCTTGTTAGGGTAAGGGTGTTGGCATTGGTTTCAAGCTTTGGATAACCAGTGTCGTATCTCATTCGGAAATAACCTGTATTTGCTACGTCACCAGCCCTACAACTTACCGTCCCACCGTAGCCCGCAATCAGACCCTGCTGTAGTTCAACCTCAGAACGACCCGATTCGTTGATGCCTTGCATGTAGGGGGCGAAGCCACCAAATGCAGACCGGTTGGCAACAAATTTACCAGTTAACGACAGGTCACCATACTGCCCAATCGAAGCAACGACTGCACCATTGTATCGGAAGCTTACAATTTTGTTGTTGCCCACTGGAGACCGTGTGGATCGCTCTAAAACAAACCCGTCAACAGTACCCGCCGCAGCATCAGAGGTTATCGTCAGGACATTGTTGGCAGCACCTGTGAGGTTGTGCAGTGAATGCACGTTTTGAATTCCGAGGAATCCAGCACCTGCCGTCAATGCAGTTGATCCGATAGAGGCTATGGTTGCTCCTGCCAACTTGAAAAAGTGGCCTGCGTTAGCCTCATAGTCAATAGCTACTGAGTTAGCAGTCGAATTAGTCCCTCGACTAATCGACCCCACATAAGTTCCGTCTAACGTTCTGCTAAACTGGAAAGCTGAATCTGTTTGTTTCGTCGTTGTGTTAGCCACACCACTAGACCCAATTGATGCAAGAGCGGTTATCGGGGCAAAAGCTGTGTTGGCTAAGTTTCTACTCTCTAATCCTCCCTCTGACTGAGTTTGAATTGTCGGGCCGGTTGCACCTCGGACTATCTTCGCGTCAACTGTTGCACTCAGGAAATTGCTTGCACCGTTAGTGAAGTTCAGGGAAGCATTAGAGGCCAATGCAAGTTCCGTCGAAGTTCGCATACCTGCTGCACCGACTGAACCGAACCAAATTTGCCCATTGAATGGTGCCAGAGTTAAGCTGCCAGAGGATGTACTGATGGTTCCAGCTTGTAGCGTTCCTACTGACAAATTACTTGCTGCTGTGTCGTTGTGATTTCTTAGGCTCAACAATCCTGTCGTTGAGTGGTCAAAAGTGACACCATTTGTTTCAGCCCAATTTCGCATTGATGGCTTGCCATCGACATTGTGTCGAAATACAAATGACCCGGGGCGCCGGAGGTTGCCGTCAAATAATTCTGTTCCTGACGCCCCTATCCTAAAACCATTCGCAAGCAACATCCCCAAAGAGTTATTTGCTGTCGTGCCTACTTGCATCACACCCGCTGCGGATCTGCTTAATCTAACGTCACTCGCACCTATACCGTTGCCGCCATTGAATCCAATCGAAGCATTAGGGCCAGCAGTTATCCCGCCAGATTGCATCGCTACACCTGCGCTTGCACCAGCACCCATCGAAAAGCCTGTAACGGCCTCTACGTAGTTGCTGGCTGCTTGCTTAAACAAGGCGGCATTTACATTGCCGAATTGTAGTGTTCCAACCTGCATAGTCCCTAATGCCGTCTTGCCAACGTCGCTTGTAAGTGAGGCAACACCAGCCGAAACAGAATTCAAAAATACGTTTGGGTTGCTCGCGTTATTTGTGCTTGCCAGTCCTAGTTGAGAGGGGCCATTTAGATAGCCGGGTCCTAGCCGACCTGGAGTAAATCCCCCATTGCTCACCTGGAGCATTAGAGTTGAGCTGCCAGCTCTAAGTGTTAAATCGGACGGGGCTAATACAGTGGGCGTTGTCAGACCGTGGACGCCGAGATCGAGCGGCCCCGTTGCTCCGGAATAGGGCACTCTGCTGCTTAGATCGATCCCGCCGATCGCAGAATCAATCTGAGGCTTGGTGTAATAAATTGAATCGTGATTGTGAGCCGGTAGCTTCTCAAGGGGTAAAAGCCCAGGCAGGTCTGCCCACGCTGGCGAGGGTGCAGGCTGGTGCCCTATGTTGCCGAATGCGTCCACGTTAAGCAGTTCCGTGAACATGGGTAAGTCAGTTAGCCAGTTGCTATTAATGCCCCTGCTTAGGATGGGGCTAAACTGTTGGCTCATACTCTACCTCCATAAAACAAAGCCCCACATCGCTGCACAGCACGCACTAGCGACCGCGAGACATATTACCACGTCCCGGCCTGCCCGCTTGCGGTTAGCTGCACCTTGTGGCCGTTGGCGTAGCATAGCATAAAATGCCGCAACGTGGCATAGACCCGCTGCGATGGTGGTCAATTGTTGCACGATTAGAACCTGGGGTCCATAGTAGACTAGCCACCCCAAGTAAGGCATCCCCATGTAACTGCTGCACCAGAAGAATGCCCAATAAGTATTATCTATGAACTTGGCTAGGAACCCTAAAACGATACCGGCTACCAGCCAGTCAAAAGGCACCCGGGGGAAGCCTGCTGCCACCGCCGTGGGACCGTACAGCCGTAGTACCAACAAACACATCCCAAGACAAAAGGGGTCTAGTGCCCTGCTCAGTATGTTAAAAGAATCCATTACAGCTTTTGCTTCTTTTTGACTTGTTCTAGAAACTTATCGACCCTAGCCGATGTGGTATCGTCCTCTGCTTGGCGGGTTTTTAGGGTCCCGTTAATCTCTTCCAGGTTGTCAATAATAGCATCCCAAACGGGTGCGGGTGCAGGTGGTGGGGCTGGGTGCCTATGTTGCCACCAGGCCGCGAAGGTCGCAGTCAGTAAAAGGACCCCACCGACTACGCGCAACAATAGCAGCCGGGTGGTGGCCTTTTTGACCTTTAATTCACATGCATCGAAGATCCTGCTCTCGTATAAAACCACGCCACGCACGGCCATGTTACTAAGCTCCTCCACAGTGTCCCCGGGTAGTCGGTCCGGCATGGTCTACCCCCTTGCAGTTTTTAGCTGGTCTAGCAGGGCGACATTTGTTTTTTCTATTGCGGCCAGGCTGGCCTCCGCTGCACCTAGCTTGCGGTTAACATCCACAAACTGGGTCAACAGGGCTTCATGCTTGGAGCGGCAGGCTTCGTGTTGATCGTTGGCCTCCTGCCTGGCTTGTTTAATTTCAATCATCAAGGTGGCCATATCCGTTATGCCCTTGGCGTACATTTTGTACATAGCCATACCCATTACGATAACGGCCAGGGCTGCAACGTACAGCATCCAGTTTGCCACATCCCCCACCGGCTTATCAGGGAGGGGGATGTTCAGATCTTGCCATGCTGTTAGCACGTAATAGGCCTTAGGCAGGTGGAGCGGTGTAGGCTACCAGCTCGGCCTCTAGGCCAGCACGGTCTAACGGTACGGGGTTGATCGCCTCTGTCGGGCTGTCAGGTTCATAGTAATTGAACCCATTGGCCTCTGTACCACGCACTAATAGACCTGCTGTGACTGCCACGGGGAACTGGGCCGTTACGTCATCCGTAACCGTTGGGGCCGTTGTGGGGTTTGCTGGGGGCTTTGTGGGGCCTTTACCCCTGCCCTTGCCCTTGGGGGCTGCCGGGTCCGCTGCGGGGGCAGGGGCAGGGGCCGTGGGTGCATCGCATTCCACGAACTTACCTGCAAAGGCTTCGGCCAAATCAAGTTCGCTTTCCACCGCTTCGCCCGGGTTAATCATAACAGGCTGGGCCTGCCCTGTCGGCTGGTGCCGGTGGGGCGCAGCCCCTGCCACTAACATAAACCACTTCTTCATCGCTAAGGTCTCCTAGGTTAAACTTTGTAACATCCAAGGGCTAAAATATACCAACAAAAAAGCCCGGGCACACTGGCCCGGGCTACTTTTTTTAAGTTCCAGCCGTTGCTGGCTTACCATTAACCTGGCACTGCGTCGAGGATACCGGTTTGGTTGTCCTGGTCCGCACGTACTTGCGGGACCATAATGGCCATCACCATCATGTTTAGGGTGAGGCCGCCATTGGTTTCCCACTGCATGGTTGTAACGTCCATACCGAAAATGAGTCGCACAACGTCCACGTTCTCTTCGGCTACAATGATACGGCTGCCGGTTAGGTAGGGCAGGTATTCAACGCCGCTGATGTTAGGGATCTGTGCGATCTTTGACGCCAACGGTACTGCATCGTACTGGTTAAACAGTTGCATCATGGTGCCGATGAGGCCGGTGCCGTACCAGACCTTAAACGGGCCTTCGTGGTTGTTCACCACTAGGGTTTCAAGCCAGCCTAGCACTTGGTTGTACAGGGTTGTGGGTGTCCAGCCACCAGTTGCAGGTGCTGTGAAGGTGCTGGTTAGCCGCTTAGGGCTGTTGGTTAGGCCATACACTGTACCGCCACCGTAGCTGTAGCTGCCTGCACTGCCAACAGCAAGGCGTTCCGTAGCCTCCACCACGCGACGGGTCGCCCGGCTGAGCTTGGTTGTGTCCAACGGTGTACCCTTGTTACGGCTAGCGGCCAACTCCCGGGCATTGATCTGCAATTGCTTGCTGACAATGGGGATCGGGGTATTGTCCATATCGAAGATAGGGCGATCGTTCTCACCGGATGCCAGGGCGTCCATGCTAATGGTGGCTTCTGACATATCGCTGATGGTCTCAGTGGATAGCACCGGATGCCCCATGGCGTTCGGCAGGTTGTAGACCAGGTTCTTACCTCGGAGCCAGTTGATCAGCTTCAGCCGGGGCTTAGCAATCTCCATTACCACCTGGTCCATGTGTCGCCACTCGTCATAGCGCAATGTGGCAGCAGCATTGGCGAGGACGGTACGCTGTTCACCGCCTTCGTTGACAGTAATGAGGGATTCCTTGGTGGCTGGGTCAATAAACGGTCGCATTACGCCGGGCTGAAACCCGTGCTCCAGAATGCTGTTCATGAGCCCTGCCCCTGCGGGTGCCCCGGCCAGTGCACCGTGCATCTGGCCCCCTTGGATGTAGCTTAGCTGTGCTGCATCGGACATAGTTAAATTTCCTTAAAATGTGGTACCCGTAGGGGTAAGGTGGTTGTAAGTGGTAAAGGGTTAATAGGTGGTTCTATACGATTTTGGCAACAACCAAGGCGGGTGCACCTACTACGTTCTTGGCTTCACGCACTACGGCGAAAACCTGCTTGGTACCCGCACCGGCTGCCTGGAACGTACCGTTGCCAGCCGAGACCAGTTTGGCACCGATAGCATAGTTAGCAATGGCACACAGGAGCTGCACCTTTGCACCTCGCTCGAAGTGATGGAAAAAAACAGGCGTATTGATCGGGTAAGCGTCCGCCGTTGTCTTGCCTTGCAAGGCGTCTTCGATGGCGATTGTGGGGCTACCAAAACCGTCAACCGTGCCGTGCTTGATGGCCTTGCCAGCAGCATCAATATCCACCAACATGCCCGGCTTGATGGTGCCGTCCAGTGCAATGGCTTCATCCTTAGGACCGCTGCAAGGCCCCAGGATAATAGTGTTTCGTAGGTTTGGCATAGTGCCCTCGTATTAAAGGTGGTTAAAAGGTGAACTAACGGTTGCCTGTGCCCGATGGCCTTAGGCTGTAGGGGGTGTGTAGGTGCTGGGGGCGGCCAGGGGCGTGCGGGCAGGCGTTGCTGCGTTGGTCACGGGTGCAGCCCCACGTGCACGGTTATCCACGGGCTGCGCGTTGGCTACTGGGGCCGGTTGCGGCTGGTAGGCCAGTTGTAACAGGCTAGCCATGGTGCCAGGGGCAGGGGCTGCTGCTGCGTTGGCCACAGGTGCGCCCAAGGCGACTAGCTTCTCCAAGTGGTCGCTAGGCAGGCTACCCAACTCAGCATCACTGAACTGGTTAGCAGGGTTTGCCTTAATGTTGGCAACCAGGGCAGAGCGAACCCGTCCGGCCAGGGCCAGGGCATCTTGAAGTCGTACCTGTTGTTCAGGCGGTAAGCCGTCCAACATATTAACCACCGGGGGGGCTGCTGGGGTTGCTGCTGGGGTTGTAGTGGGTGCTGGGGTTGCTGCTGCATTTGCTACGGGTGCGGGTGCGGGTGCTGCTGGTGCTGCCCCTGCTCCGCATGTGCAATTAGTGTTCGACATTGTGCCCTCATTTGCGACAATTAAAGGTGAGTAAGTTACTGACCGAATTACCGGTGTGTAAGTACCGGATAGTTTAGCAACCCCGCTGGCCATTGTATAGGCTTGGCGATATAATTTTCCTGCACCTACCTCAAAAACAAAGTTATCAGGGTAAACGTCCACCAGGTAAGTGCCGTCCCCTATGTTCGACCGCATGGCCGTGCGGCAGGCTTCACGGATCTCATCGAAGCTTTCGTTCGCCACTAACACGCCGCAGCCGTCCGTTACCGTGCAGGCCCCGGGCTGGTCCAGTAGGATGGCCAGGTGGTCTGGTTCCATGGTGCCCACTTCGCTGGTGTAGGACCGCCCTTCATGCGTGCCTGCGTTGGCCACGAACGTGGGAAATAGGCCGGTGCTTACGTTAATGGGCTTGACGGTTTCCCCCGCCTCTGCCTGGGTCAAACGCACTGCCAGCTCCGGCATAATTGCGGTGGTGCGGTCCTTACGGAACCAGGCATTGGCTACCAGCTTCTTGCCTTCTTCCGGAGCCTTGGCGTCCAGCACCATACCGATGCCCCTTTGCTGTAGCACGGCAGGGGTACGTGCGGAGATGTAATTGCCGCCTGCGTCCTGCGGGTGGTTAACCACGATAGGCATGTTGTTCCATGCCCGGGCTGAGGCTTTGTTGGCTTTGGCTGGGTAGAACAAAGGCCCTTGACTGCCGGGGTATACGCCCTCCTTCAGCATGGTCACGGGTACCACCCAATAGTCCGCCCCCTCGAATTGTTTTGTTGTAACCGTCAAGCTGTTTTGGTTGACCAATAGTTCTAGTAGCATAGTGCCCTCGGTTTTTAGTTGCTGTTTTGGAAGTGTGCTTGGGTATGATAACAAAAAAGCCCAGGGCTGTAAAACCCTGGGCCATCCATTTAACGCTGCTGCCTTGCTGGGTAAATCATCTACCCGCGCCTACCAAAGAGCCGTTTAATTAAACCGCCCCCTGTAGTTTGCACGCCCACCGCCTGGCCCGTGGTAGGGCAGCCGCCTGGTGGGCAGGTCCCTATGTTCTGTTGTACGTGCATTGTCTTGCCGAAGTCGTGGCCCGGGCCGTAGGTGTCGTGGTCGTGGTCCCGTGCTGCTGCCACCTGGGCATCAGTAAGGCCTGCCGTGCTAATACCGTGCATTACTTCTGCATGCTGCCTAGGTGTCATGCCGTCATAGTTCTTCCACCGACCTTCACCCCCGTACACGCTGCTGGTTACCGCCTGGCGACCTGTGCTCGTTGTGGTGTAGCTTACGGTGTTCGCCCGTGTGGGCGCGTAGTGGGCGGTACCTGTGCTGCCGTAGCTGGTGGTGTAGGCGGTGCCCGTGCTGCCATAGCTGACCGTCCCGCCCGTGCTGCTATAGCTGGTGGTGTGCTGCACAGGGTACCGCACACTGCTGCCTGTGCTGCCATAGCTGACTGGTACGCTATTGGATACCGGTGCACTGTAGTACACAGGCCCCTGGTAGATAGGTGCCGGTACCACGGGGGCTGCTGCCTTGGTCGTAGCCTTTGCCGATGCCTTAGGGCACTGGCACGGGGTACCACCAGAGTTACATGGGCAATTGTCGCCGCACGGGCAAGCCCCTTCGGGGGCCGGTGCTGTGGCCTTGGTCGTAGCCCCCTTGCACTTCTCTTGCAACGTCGCCACAAGTGCCTCTAAATCCGTCACCCGCTTATCTACAACCTCTGCCAGGTCTGCGGTGGCCTTAGAAAGCTCTTTTTGGTTGCCCGCTACGGCCTTCAAAGCTTCTAGGGTGGCCACATTGTAGGCCACTGCGTCCTGCACCTCGCCTGCCGGTGTGGGCAGGGGTATGGCCGCTATTTTTTGATCTACTGTAGTAGTGTCGCCCACGCCGTCAACAAATGCCCAGCCACAAATGGCCATGATGATGCCCGCTAAGGGCTTGAAAACTGGTCCCAAGGTAAACTCCTCTATTTCGGTAGTGGTAATGTGTCTGCGTCAGGGTCCGGGTACATAGCCCGGATCGCCACGAACTCATGGTGTTTGGTTGTGTTCTTCAGGTGCTTGGCCCAGCTAATCCAGGCCCGTCCTTTTTGGCCGTAGCTTAGGCCCCAGCTTCCCTGGTGGTCGTACTCGTATTCGCCTTTGGCGTTAATGCGAACATCGTCGGCATGGATAGCATGGTTGCCCGGTCCGTTAAGGCAGGGCAGTACCACGCCGTTAGCGTCCAGCTTGAACCAATTGTCGGTTACGTCGCACGCTAGCAGCACTAGCCAGTTAAGGGCCAGGGCACTGGCGAGTTCATCATCGCTATGGATGCCCACGATCTCGCCTTCAGCAAGTCGGAACCGCTTAGCTGACATTTGGGCTTCGGGGCCATGGTCCCGCTTCAGGTAACTTTGGTAGGGCACCATCTCGCGTATGGCACAACCCTCGAAAGCCACCTCGATAACCCGTCGCAATACGGCCCCGCTGTCACGCCCGCCGTTAGCTTTGGCGTAAATGTACTCAGGCCCCAGCTTCACCCTTTTGCCGTACTGCCTTTTGTACTGCTTCTCCATCATACCGCCCGCAGCGTAGCCCGCGCAACTGCTGCGCTGGCCCTGGTTTAGCACCCAATCGCTATCGAACTCAACCCGTGCCGTGGTGCGGCCAGGGGCGGCCAGTACCTTACTAATCTGGTCCCGTGTCAGGCAACCAATCTTGTCTTCGAACGTGGTATAGCTGACCCGCTTGCCACCCTTCTCTAAACGCAGCCCAGTGCAAACGCCTTGGATAGGTGTAGGGGCGGTGCCCACCATTTCGCTGAGTAATTGCAGTTCTTCGTTATTGGTCATGGCTCTAGGTACTGGTTGATAGTGTCGGTACTGGGTGGGCAAGGTACTGCCAGGGGTATAGTACCATCCGGCATAATGGCCAGCAGTGCAGGTGGTCCCACTTTGTCCACTGCTGCCATGTACGGTTTAATCTCCGGCAGGTTCACATCGTACCAGCCGTACTTATAGCCCCGTGCCTTTAGGCCGTCCCAAAACGCTACGCTCTTCTGCAAGGTCGCTAGGTGTGGGTACTTGTTACGGTGCTCGGTCTCTTCCACGATAACGAGGTAGGCACCTTTAGGCACCAGCACCGTATCGGGTATAGGGTCCGGGGTTGGCGTTGGCCCCGGGCCTGGCGTTGGGTCCGGTAGGGGCTGCGGTATGGGCGGTAGGGGTATAGGGCTTGGGGTACTGCGGTGGATGAACCACACGCCACCCAAAACCAAAGCCGCCCATACGCTGCACACTGTTACCAGGGCTCGCAACGTGACGGGCTGGCTTGCCTTTGTTCTTGGTTTTCTTTTAATTGGCATGGTCTGATTCAAAGCCTATTTCAAGTTCGCCCTCGAGGATGCCAGCTTCGAATTGTAGCTTATTGGCACGGCGGGCCTTAATTAGTTGGTAAATCTCCCAGGCTACCTTAAGCAGCAGCACAATGGTGGCAGGATCCAAACCGACCACATCCTCGTCTCGCTCAAAAGCCGCCTTGAACTCAGCCTCGGTGGCTGGGGGTTCGTCGCTAAAAAACAGGCGACCGGCTGCCCTGCGTGCGCGTGCACGGTGTGCGTTAGCCACACCGTCGCCCCAGCCCCGGAGCTTTTTGAAACGCTTGCCCTTGGGTGCTGCTGCTACGGGTGCTGCTGCTACGGGTGCTGCTGCTACGGGTGCTGCTGCTACGGGTGCTGCTGCTACGGGTGCTGCTGCTACGGGTGCTGC